CTGCTGCGTGGTACAAATGAGGGAGGCCGGAACCATCTTCGCCTTGGTCAATATATTCACCCATCTTGTAGGAAAGTAGGTGGCGTTGAATAGCCCCATAGACTCTGCTGAAATTGATTGCCTTTTTCCAGTTGTTGTCTTCATACTTTTTCGCACCGTAAGTAAGGACTTCTCCTACCGCAAGGATTAGTTCTGGAGGAACTAAATCAACTCGGTTTTTCTGTTCATCAAATTTATCGCCCGACATTATTTATCTCTCTACAATCAAGGGGTGCTGTTATTGGTCTTCTTTATCATTCTGTCGCAATCGACGATTGCTTAACATTTGGCTGTAAAGCAAAGCACAAATCCCTATAAAACAGCCATTCAATACCAGAACAGGATCGTCATTTATCCAATAAATAGCACAAAGACATGTTGTTCCATACACAATTCCTAGCAGCATTTAGGCTTCTCCTTCTTGTTCTTTTCTAAGAATCGTTTTTCCCGGCCAACCTTTACCCTTAAAGATGATCCCACCACCTCCAGAAATTAACCTCTTAGTGGTCTTACTGCCACAGGTAGGACATAAAGTGCCAGGCGGGTCATTTATGTTTTGTCTAAAATCAAACTCATTTCCACATTCACAACGGTAGACGTAGGTTGGCATCTCAACTCTCTTTTCCGCAAACGGTGCACCTATGGGTCTTCTCATTGTTACGTCCACGACCAATATTGTGGACCCTGTTACCTTTGCCGTACAGCTTATCCTGAGACTTATGTTGACAATTACAACGCTTAACCATTTTCCGACACATCCCCCTTACTTAATGTTTCAAGGGCATCTCTTTTGTCTATCAGAGTTTGCACTTCTTTCTTCAAAGCCCTCCGGGCTGCCTTCAAACGGTGCACGTCCCTATCCAATATTTCAATAGACTTCTGATCTTCCAAAGCCCCCTCCATCCTACCAGCCAAGGTCTGTGCCTCTTCGATGAGGGGAGGGATTCGGTAAATAGCCAGCATCTTAATCGAATTTCTCATGTCCTCTAAGACATCACACAGATATCGTTTAGGGCTAATCCACGCTAAATCAGGCATTGTAGTTTTCTTGTTCATTGGACACCTCGTTCGTCATAGGGTCTGTATCAATCTTCTCCATGGTAGGACATTCCGCAGGGATCACAAATGCCTCAAACAGACGGCCGAGACCCATCTTTGGTTGGGCATCTAATGCTCGAAGAAAATCATGGTTATCGAAACCCAAAGGTATCCCGCCAGAATAGACCGCTTGGAGATTGTCTACGTACCGGCCGCCACTTCTACCACAACCACACATTTTCCATTTCTTGACTACGAGATTGAACACATCGTTGCAATTTGGACAATATAGTAGTTTCATGCAATGCACCTACCTTTTATTCGTCCAAGACGCCAAACAATCCACCAGTATTCCGTTGCACCTGAGTACACCGATCATCATACATGTGCATCATGGCGTAATCTTTAACGTTTGTCACTTCCAACTTTGGTAGCCCGTTAGTCTCCAGCCAGTCATGCACAGTGTTCACATCAAACCCTGGACATGAGACCCTAGCGGTGAAAATCTTGACCTTTTTACCCTCGTTTAGCCAAGCCAACACCCTCCTTACCATAATAGGCACTGGTTTACCGATATGATTAACGCCCTTCCAGCCATCAAAAACTGCCAATGTCCCATCCAAATCAACGCCAATCCAGCCTATCTTCTCATCCTCCAACTTCCGTACCATATCATCAAACTCATTCATCACTAGTCTCACTTACTGAGTAATAAAACGGTTCGTATTTTGCACCGGCCAATATTAACTTCCTGGCCATTTTATGATTTATTAAATATATCTCTTGGTCAGTTTTTTCATTGTCTCCCGAATCAGGTAATATTACCATTGGGATGGATGATATTTTATATTTCTTGCCCATCGTTCGTCATTACCCAATAGTAGCTTTAATCCTAGCGACCGTTTCCTTGGTATCGGGGCTCTGGTCTGACAACCAAGCCTTTAATACTGCTGCTGTAGGGTCGTCTCGACCATCAACTTTGTGTAAGTTTAGAAACTTTTGGACCCCACTAACGATCTCGATAATCTGCCTGTCCTTGTCCGTAACCTCCTTCTTGACCGTCCCTATAGCCCTTTCATAATCATCTGGCGTGAGGTCCCCAGGCCGCTTCCTAAAGAGCCCTAACATACCAGAAAAGCCACCAACTCCTAGAAGCCCCATACCCATCGACAATAAGCCAGTCTCGGAAAATAGCATCTCTTCTCTGGCCCTGGCAACTTCTGTGTTCCGCACAACAATATCATTCAGCATTGCATAATCAAGTTGGTTCTTCTCCATCATTTGCTTGAGAGCCAGCGATTTAGACTCATAGGCATTCTTCACGGCCAGTTTCAAACGAATAGCCTTCTCCAAATTCTGCCAGCCAGAAAAGTCATTGGGGTCAACGACTCCGGCCTCTACTGCATAGTCTATTGCCTTTACCTCAAGGTCGGCCGGAGTTATCTGTTGGCTCAGTATAGTACAGCCAACCCCTGCCAGAGTGGTTACAATGCACACAATGTAAAGAACTGTTTTAGTCATTTCTCCAACTCCTAGTAAGTTTAATCAATATCCTCGAAACAATGAGACCATTAGTATTAAAAATAGAAGAATTAGTATTACCTCAAATACTCTTTCCATTGTTTCCAAGCCTTTCAAGTTAAATCCTCCAGAATTTCTTTTAGTCTTGTCCTCCAATTCTTGCCATTGACTGTAGCTAGAATCAACTCATCCCTCCAATCATTGCCACGCATTTGTACCATCTCTCGGAAGAACCACAATTGGTTCTTGTGTGCTGAGTAATCGCTATTGCAATGACAATCTCTACATAGGCAAGCTCCATTTCTGATATCCCACCTTACCCCGTGGTGTTTACATCTGTGGATATGGTGTGACTCTAATGATTGTGTTGATCCGCATATCTCACACTTGTACCCTGCCCCTTCTTTGACAGCAATGGACCATAACTTATCTAGGTTGCTATTTGAGCACCCCTTTGGCCTGTTGCCTTTAATAGGATATCTTTTTCTTCTAGCCCTACGAGCCATTGTCAATCGTTCAGTTGTTCTTTTGCAATTATGATACAGATAAAGAGAGCGGCTAACAGTACAACGATATGCTCCATTGACATACTAGCTCCTTAAAAATAACCTGGTAGCCTGTTTTCCACGTTCCATGTAATAATCTCTTAAGTCATTAAAAGGCGATGGGTTTCTGAGCATTTTGTTTGTTGCTGCTGGCAATTTACCAGCTAGTTGTTTGGCCCCACGTCTTCCTGGCTCGTCGTTATCGTTGACGATGATTATTGCCTTAAAAGGTTCACAGAATTCCACAGTCGTTTCTACAATTACCCTACAACTGGGCCGCCCAAAGCCTTGAAACCCACACTCTAGTAGCACTGCTAGATCACTAGCACCTTCGGTTATGTACAGAGGTTCCTCTGTATTCCAGGACCCCATAGGAATAATCAGACCTAACTGACTGCCCTCAACCATGCATTTGAAACCATTAGGGTATCTACGTTGGATGCCGACAACTTTGTCCCTTTGACACATGGGTATTGTGTAAGCCTTGCCGTCCCACCCAATACGCATTGAACGGATAACAGAATCAGCAACATCAAATGGTTTTGGAAGATTGTTATCCCAAAAGTTCCTACAATACAAATTCGTTTGGCTTTCAAAATCCAGTGGACTAGTGTCTCTGTTGCTAGATTTCTTCCTAGACTTTAGTAGCTTATTGAGAACATTTGTTGGAAGATACCCTGATTGACCACAAGAAAAGCAATAGTATTTGCCTTGGTATTTCCCCGACAAACAAATCTCAAGGTCTGCCGTCCCTTTCCTTGATTCATGGAAGGGACAAAAACAAAACGCCCTCTTGTTATTTATGTATTGTAGTTTCAATTTCATTGAGGTAGCTTAATATCCAAATATTACCGTTAATTTCTCCCTTGAAGTCCGTTCCCGTGTCCAGGGCTTGATTTTCCCATCCTCTTCCCGTACGCACAATGTCAAATAACCATAACCATCCCTTATCAACTCATCCAGATAGTCTCTGGCGTCCTCAATAGTTGAGCCTGGATAATTCATGTTTTGGACTCCTTTGACTTTAAGAGGCGGCATCCCCCAAAAGGCACGATGAACATTTTTAACTTCCAAAGGCACGTTCCGGGTCCACCGTATCTGAAAACCCTTAATAATTGTGTAATCAAAGAATGAGCCACTAACCAACCTCGCACTGATACTGGCTTTCCTCTCTGGTCCTGTGTCCCTGTATTCAAACAATGGATACGCAATACTCCCGCACCAACTGGTTTGACTAATGTATTTATTATCACTATCAATGCCAAATCGGAGACGTTTTTGTTTCATGGCCAAGCCCCAACCATAAAAATAGTAGGTAGTTTACTTTCCCCTAACTCTTAAAATGGAACATCATCTGAATCAGACCATTCCATGCAGTAGGGCTTGAATACAACATCCATGCTACCAGTAGGACCATACCTACTTTTCGCAATAATTATCTTTGCATTTTCGCTACAATTAGCAAGCAAATCTAATTCTTTTTGTCGATTAAATGATTCAGGACGGTGCAGCATGATAATCTCGTGCGAGTCATTGATAATGAAACCTCCGTCCCTTATGTCGGATTTAGTAGGGGTTGGGTCTTGGTCATAGATTGCTCTATCCTCAACCCCTTTCTTGAGTTGTGACAGGATTACAATAGGGGAATTGTACCTGATTGCCAGCCTAGCGAGTTTGCCAGTGATGCTCTTTAGCCTCAGTGTCTCTGATTCAAACTTTGCTCCCCAACCTATCAGTTGCAGGTAGTCAATAAAGAACGTCCTTACGCCTTCATTGTACATAGTCTCCATTGACTGCTCGATAGAATTCTTCTTTGAACCTTTGGATAGAATCCAGTCAGGATACATAGTATCCGCATTCTCATCAAAGAAGATCGGCTTCAAAAGTTTGATCTTCTTTTTTGCATCTTCCAGGTCTTGTTCTTCATCATAATCTAAATTTCCTTTCTTGTGGTAATTCACCCGAGCCAGGGTATACAGCATGACTTCTACATTTTCCGTCCTGCCCCCCTCAATCGGAAAACAACCAACTGGCACTTCTGTGGCAGCTGCAAGAATCATATTACGCATCATGCTGCTTTTCCCCATACTTGAGGAAGCGGCTAACGTAATCAAATGCCCAGGCTGTAGTCCTTTCATGGCAGCATCCAAACATTGCAATCCTGTGGTCACGCCTTGCTCTATAGGTGAATTTAGAATATCATCTAGATTAGTCTGGATTGAATCCATTTATTCTTGCTCAGCAAAAATATTGTATTGGAATATGCAATGATGAAAATTAGTTTCGTCAGATATTAAGTCTAGTCCTATTCCCAGATACTCCCCAGCATCATCCATAAAGACAAGTTCCTTGTGACGATCCCTTGTAACAATTACTACTTGCCCGTCAAACAAGTATACGTCACCAATTTCGGGAATTCTCTTTCTTAAACTGGCTAGTTGGCATTCAAGTTTATATTCTTTATTTCTCAAATCACTGAGTTCTGTTTTTATCTGTTCAATTTTCTTCTCAGAATCCTTTATGTTAATCCAATCCCCAGTATTCATTGTTGTACTCCTTTATCTCTTATCCTGTTCAGCAAACACATTATATTGGAATATATAATGATTAAAATCACCATCCTCCGGCAGTAAATCTAATACTTTCCCTAGTAGTTCTCCGTCATCACCCATAAAGGCAATGTCATTATGGTGGTCGTTTATAACAATTACTGTATCCCCATCAAACAAGAATACGTCACCAACTTTGGGAATTTGTTTGCTTAAGTTGGCTATTCGACATGTAAGTTGGTATTCTTCATTCCTCAAGTCGCGAAGTTTTTTCTTCATCTGTTTAATTTCAGTTATAGTAGCTCTCATGTTAATTGCACCCTCAGTATTCATTGTTGTACTCCTTTATCTCTTCAGTGTGTTGCAAATGTTCTTGGCCTCCATAACATTATTAGGCCAACTGTTTGAGACATTAAAGATCATTTCATTGGTGAAGTCAGGGTACTTATTCTTAATTTTGTTGATTATTGCTTGTTGGTCTGCTGTAGGCATGGGAAGACTTTTCTTAAAACCCTCCCTCCACTGGACCTCCGGCTCAGCGATTACCCACTTATAGAAGATTTCCCCCATCTCCCATATTTCACTAAGTTCAATCTTGTCAGCAATGGCCAACTCAACGGCACGGTTAAGGACATTCTGCCTGATAATCTGTCGGTCTTTCTTATCCCAATCCACTTTTGAAGTGTTACCATTATTGTAAGGCATAGTAATTCCCCTTGCATGAAGTCTCAACTACTAAGATAACTTACATAATCGTAGAAGAATCGTTCCCCGCAGTGGCCATCATAAGACAAATCAGTTTTTTCTTTGATGAATTCACTCAGTGAAGCCAGGTCATTAAATTTACCACAAACATCGTCCGACCAGTGTCCGGCATAGCGGCCACCAATAATCGTCAGCCCGTAAGCTCCCGGTGAAAAGGAACTGACCATGTAGTAATTATCATCCGATGATTCTAGAATGCTACCCAAAGCAAACTCACCTTCTGGTAGATTACGATTGTCTTTCGCTTCTTTGGCCTCAATGCGTTTAATCAGCTTTCGCAAATATGCGATATCTTTTTTGTATTGGTTCATCGAATCTCCTAGCACTCTCTTTGTGTGGCTCTACCGTACCGTAATATAAACCTTGTTGGTTACATAGATGAGATTTGTTTCTTTTTTGATATATTCACTTAATCGGTGTAAAGAACTAAAAATTTCTCTCTTATCATCCTCACTAAGTGAGACACTCGGATAATGACTTCCTGACCAAAACCCACTAACACAAACCAAGTCATAGCGATGTGTCTCAAATTTACATACCAAGTAATATACGCCAGTGGGTGTTTTCAGCACGTCACCCCAGGTGAAGTCACGCTTTGGCAAATTCCGCTTGTCCCGTTTTCCCTTCAACTCAAGTTCCTTAATAACTTCCCGCAAATTTCTTATCAGATCAGCTGCTTCTTTTTTGTAGCGTTCAATTCTATCCTGGCTTTTCATCTTATTCCCTTAACAATAAAGTAAACGATAAAGGCAACTAGAAGAACCGATAAATAGTATGAATAAGTTGCCTTTATCGTTAGAATTACCTGATGTCAAAGATCAATATCATCGATCTCAGGTTTGATGTAGTGGTCGGCAAAGACCTTATTCAAAACCAAAACAACATACGGGACATCTTCCATTGAAAGATTGTTGGTTGACTGCCACTCATCCCCTTTCTTGTACCTCTTAGAGACTGTTACACTAAACTTTTCAAATGATTGGCCGTTCTTCTCATACGTATTGGACCATACGGCAGCAGTGATATTCTTGGCTCTGGCTCTCTTTACTGGGGTGTTCGACATAACAATCTCCTAACATGACTTTGTGTAGTAGGGACAAAACTCTTTCAGTTCACAGAAATCTTCACACCGGATGTATCCCCCTTGCCTGACCTCAATATATTTTCCTCTGCCTGTTTCTTCCATCCACTGTTCAGCCTCATCCATAGAGTGTAATACCTGTAAGGCTCTTTTTCCTCCCTTCTTCTTCACAGCATAAGTGGTTTTTTGTTTCCATCGGTTTTTATCTGTACACACCAAGGGATTATTCAAATGATGACGTATTCTTTCCTCAATGAAGTTTCTCTGTTTCTCGCTATCCCATAATTCCAATTCCAACTTTTCATAAGGAATCTTGGGATAATTATGGGTGAACTTCGCTCTCTGCTTTGCCCAGTTACGAAAAGGTATATGGATTTCCAGTCTTGATACTTTAATAGAGTACGTGCTGATTAAGTACGCGTAAACATTAAGTTGCTGTGTCCACTTTTCTACATTGTCCGCAATCTTAAGATAACCCACCTTAGTAGTTTTGAAATCGCGTAAAATGCCGTCTTCCATCATATCAAAGTGGCCACGAACTACCGTTCCATCCAAAAACGTAGCTGAAACTTCCTGCTCTGAATCAATATTAACGCCAGTCACATGACGCGATAAAAAGTCATGAACAGCGTTACCGTACATTGGCTGCAAAAATTCTGATACATCAATTGTGATATCATCCCAATGCTTGAGTCTTAGGGTCTTGATTAGCGGAGCATCAATTAGTTCCGTTACTCGCATGACATCTGGATCAGGTTGTTGAATTGAGTCAGTTAACAAGTCTACCAGCCATCGATCTAGGTGATATTTGTTCGTCAGTCTCATGTATCCCCTCTTGAATACGGTCTTCTTTAGAGTATCTAGACCGAGTTTATTAGCAGATTCATGCTCTGCACCTACATGCCCGTAGTGTTCTCTGACTCCATTGTTATACCAATCATCCCTCAAGTCTGCTTTTTCACGCCCAGGCACGCAGATTCGTTTTCCTAGATGTGCCACCTCGGTATGGACGTTTGTGTCAGAAATGATGGTACCTAAAACCCGCTCAGTTCGCCCCGTCTTGGCAGCCGGTCGGCTCGGATTTCCCCTTCACCGTGAGAACACTAATTTGTCAAAGAATCGTGACTCTACTATCTATACGATAGTCGGAAACCTTTGTTCGCCTAAAAATGGAGAAATTTGCCACTTTTTTCAACCCTTGGCCCACTGTCTATATGGTTGTAGCGATTATAGGGGATTTAAGGGCTCAAAGATCACTACCTTCACGTCGTCCAGTGATTTCAGAGGTGCTTCGATTATCCCCTTGACCTGCCCCCAATCCAGACCGCCTAATCCACACCCTAATGGTGGGATAGCAATTGAACGGATGTTGTATTCCCCAATCACGCCTACCAAAGACTTCATACCGGAGTCAATATCTTCTATGAGGCTTTGGCGACTCCAGTGTCGTTTGGTGGGAAAGTTGACAATATAGTATGGCCTGAGTAAGTCTCCATTTCGGTGGACAAACATCTTTCCTGGCTGCACTTCGCCTTTCTGACAGGCTTCTGCGTATGCCGTGAAATTTTGTGCGAATGCCTGTTTAAATTGTCTCGCTAGACCCCTTCCCATGACACCAACACAATTCACAGCGTTGACGAGAGCCTCAACATCTTCACACAGGATATCCCCTCGTTTGAATTCAATCATGCCGGCATACCTCGAATTACGGAGATTCATTTTCCCAGATTTGGTATAAAATTTCAATCCCTTCCATAGCATACAGCTTGCGATCTATCATTTCATCAGTGCAACCTTCCATGCCCACCTCCAAGTATACCTCATAACAGACAGCGCTCGAGGAAACCGCACAATTTTTCTGTGTGCCAACTATTCTTTTGGTGAAGCGTCCCAGATACGGTTGCCACTGCCACCCCAGAAACGTCGCACGTTCCATCACCATGGTTTTCATCTCAGCTACGGTCATTTTGGCCCCCAGGTCACTATTAGCAGCACAGAACCGAGTCAATGAGCGTCTGTAAGTGGAGATAATTTACTGAGTGTGCGTAAAGAGCGGTGAATCCTGCCTCCACCTCGCTACCTTTCTTACCCAGTAGTGACGCAGCAGTGGTAGCTTGTAGGGCTGCTTTCAATCCATAATGTTCTCGGAGTATCAGTGACGAGTCCGCAAGAAGGTTATTCAAGTGCATGGATGTCTTTGCACCCCCATTGGAGGACCTGTCACTGCCCTCAAACCACCGCTCCGCCCACAGCACAAAAACAGGTTCGTCAGAGCATGTAAGCGCACAGAGTATAGCAATTTTTACTCGCTGCTCTGGGGTTATGGCTGGCAAGGGAAGTTCTCGTATGATACGTACACGTTTTGATCCACCTTTGAGTGGTCCAGAAAGTTTGATCTTTCCCGATGCTTCCACTTCCCAAAGTCTCGCTGGGACAAACCAGTTGTGGATGGGATTCAGGAATACAGCTATTTCTGGTGAATCGTACCAGTGAATATATGAATTGGAACACAGCGAGTCCCTAGTACCACATGCCTCTCGTACCATGCCTGGAGCCCAGCGGCACTCATTGCACGACCCTGGACGGGTTTTGGCATGGCGGTCTGTCAGTTTGTACTTAATCATGATAGCTCCCTATTTCAGAACTGAGTCAATTATCGTCTGTAATTGGAGATCAGTTACCTTGTTCGCGTAAACAGCGGCGGCGGCAGCCGTAGTCTCAGCCCACCCGCTACCGGGGAGTTCGGTTACCGCAGAAGTGGCTCGCTGTGCTGCTGACAGATTGTGGGGAATCGATAAAGGGAATTTATAGTTTGACACAAGGCTGTTCAAATAATCTAACATATACTCACCTCCGCTGATAGATTGATCTGTCCCCGAAATCCACCGCCTTGCCCACTTCACCCAGATTTCGTCATCGAAACACGTTCCTGCACAGAGTATAGCAATCTGGATTCGTTGATATGGGAACATGAGTGGCAAGGGAAGTTCTCTTATGATACGTACATGCTTGGACCCGCCTTTGAGTTGTCCATCATACTTGATCTTACCAAATGCCTCAACTTCCCAAAGCCTAGCAGGGTAAAACCAACAGTGGATGGGGTTCATAAATACGGCTATTTCGGGGGAATCATACCAGTGTATGTAAGCATCAGTACACAACATGTCACTAGTGCCGGTTGCCTCTCTCACCATGCCTGGGGCCCAGTGGCATCCGTTGGAGCAAGTGAGGCGAGTCTTTGAATTGATATCTGTCACTTTGTACTTAATCACAGTAGCTTCCTATTCCAATACAGAGTCAATTATCCCCTGTAAGTCTAAGGTAGGCTGATTGGCATCCCTCAATGCAATGTGAGCACCGATAGCGGCAACAGCGGCTACGCGGGTTGTCTTCCAGCGATCCTGTAGGTCTTCTGTTGCCGCGATTGCCGCCGTTAAAGAGGAAAAAACCTCATCATGCCGAACAAACTGATACACGTCGGATTGGAGATATACCTGAAATAACCCATTGATGGAGTCCTGGGTCCGATCTGTTCCATCCAACCAACGGGTTGCCCATGTTTTCCAAACACCTCGGAAAGATGAAGCCCGGTTTTTATTGCCGTCAAAAACCCATAGTAGATCACAGCAGGCCATGGCACATCGTATGGCAATCTCTGCACGTTGTTTGGGCTGTATGGCCGGCAGAGGCAACTCTTTTATGATACGTACACGTTTGGAGCCCCCCTTGGCTTGACCATCCATTTTGATCCGACCGGAGGCTTCGATTTCCCAAAGTCTCAGAGAATGAAACCTGACGTGGATGGGATACATGAGCACCGCTATTTCTGGTGAATCGTACCAATGGATAAACGCGTCAGTGCACAACTCACCACCCCTGCCCGCTGCTTCTCGTACCATGCCTGGAGCCCAATGACACTCATTAGGGCAATAGGGCCGCGTTCTTGAATTGATATCTGTCATTTTGTACTTAATCATCGTACATGGTCCTCGAGATCACACCGTGTTAATCCGAAGGGTCGATTGTTTCCAGGATGGGGTCATAGTTGTCTGGCTCTTTCCGAGCCACGAGGTCCTTTGCCAGAGCTTCAATAGCCCTCTTGGTGTTTTTCTGCTTACGGGCAGTGCTCCTCATTTTGCCAAGCAGTGCTCTCATTTTATGACGCAAGAGCATAATTCGCACGTCGGTTTCTGGGTGGTGGCGATCATTCATGGGATGTTCCTAGTAAGTCAACGGCTATTCTGAAACTGTTTGTACAATAACTGTTTGTACAATTTCTTGACATTCTCGTGGAACTCGATTGGGTGTACCCCCCAGTGGGGGTCTTGCAAACAACTAAACGTGGGATCAATCAATTTCCCAGGGCAATGTAAGCAGTTATGCGACCTCATGCTATAATTGCAAAAGAAACAAGAATTAAAAACTGAATTTGAACGAAATCCATTATCCCAGAGCCATTTATGTTTCAACCTAGGCACAAAATAACCGTCTGGGTCTTTTTTCACTTCGCTAACGATATAATCCCACATTTCAATGTGGTATTTCCATGTTTCTTCCAGTGTTAAATTCATGATTTGATACTCCAACAGCATAACAGAACATGACGTAAGGGGCTGCCAGGGAAGCAATCTCCGATTGCCTGTGTGGTGAACAGCCCCTACGGTCACACACTGTTAAGAGGTAGGACATACTTCTGTTGCCCTCTGGGGCCGAACGCCTGTCTCAAGAGCATGTAGTGCCATCTCGTGCATCTTGGCCGCATGATCCAACACCCAGTCCCTTTGCGCCTCACTGACCGATATGGGGTACTTGGTGTCCTCATAGGTGATATGGCCATCTGCCAGCCGCATGATAGCCTTGTAGGTGGTGTCAAGCTGTGCACGATACTTGGTCAAGAGCATCGCTGCATTCTTGTTTCCGTCCTCTGGGTGGTAGATAACCTTTCGCCGCTCCCTGCGTACTGCGATGCCCATCTCTTTCAACTCTGCTACTGTCAGTTTTTTGATCTCGTCACCCATGGTTAGTGCATCCAAAAAATCATATATTTACCCGTATGCCTAAAGTGTAGCACACACCGTCTGGGGCGTCAAGTACAAAATCGAGACTATCCTTGATTCTTCTCGCCACTAATTCTCTCTTTTGCCCTTCATCGCCCGCTTTGGTAGCAGTTAAGGTCTGCCAGTTTGTACTGGCCGTCTTTGATACGTTGCCGCACTTGCTCGGAGTTGGCGTCCAGGAAGCAATTGAGATACTTCATTGTAGTGGGGTTGTAATCCCAGTATTGAGCATCGAGCACTGTTCGCTCGCCGGAGCAGAGGGAGGGTTTGAAAGCAATGGTTGATTGGCATGACTGAAAGTAGGTTCCCTCAGTTGTGTAGATAATAAACTGGTCCGGTATGGGGTTTCCGGTACTCCGTGAGCGCATGTTTTCGACTCTGGGGCTCATGGTTGGGTGTGTTGCGTTGTGCCTGGCGATCATGGTCTTGTCCTTTTCCAAAGAGTGAAAACTCGCCCGTCTTACAGTCCACATTGGATGCCGCCAAGGCTCCCCGGACACGCGGGCGAGTTGCGGAGAAACGGCGGAGCTTGGCATTAGAGTGTAAAGGGCATAAGAAGCACACGGACCTGAATCTGGTCTACCTCGGCAGTAAACATGACCGGATCGTCTTGGCGGCCGTAATGAATCGTCCAGGGAACGTCTAGTTTATCCATTGCCGCGAATGTCTTGGCGAAGCGGGTTAGGGATATCATGAGACCGTGCTGTGAGAACACCTGTTGAACGGCGTCTTGCCAGAGGTGGCAACCGTGCGGGGGGACCTCTGCTTTGTTGGGGTGTTGGGGGATACAGGGTTTCCAGTTTGGAAAACTCTGGCCATCCGCCTTGGCGGGTATAGCACGGAACTCTCGACCGATTTTGACAAGATCGTAAAGCCCCGGGGCTATGGGCAGGTCGTCTGGGGCGAGACATGTGATGAGTTGGCAGCCGTCTGTGGCCGTAATCTCACGTTGGAGTAGTTCTAGCCACTCAAGGGCGTACTGTTTGTTCCCCAAGCTAGGTGTGGTTTTGAGCAGTTGAGCGATACCTGAATGCAGTACACCGTGGTCTTCGAGTAGTGTGTGTTTTTCGTTCATGGTAGTTTCTCCTCACAAATTCACTTCTCCACAAAATCTTTGTAAATAGCCATGACGCGTTTGTGGAAGCCAATGGGATCGCTTTCATAACAAGGACGGTACAGACAAAAAAAGGTGGGGTCTATGAGTCTTGGTGGACAAGCTGTACAATCCACCAACCCACGTTGCTGTACATTGTATTCACAAAAAAAACAATTCTTTCGCACCTTGATTTCATGTTGGAGACACCATTCTTTTTTTAAATCCTCCACGCCGCGGTGGTGTCGCTTGCTGTCGCGGCGGCGAGTTCTGATCTCTGAGACAATCCAATCCCACATTTCAATGTGGTATTTCCAAGCGTCATCCAGTGTGAGTTTCATAGCGGTTTCCTCCTAATAATGCGCCCGGCCGTATCCGATGTGGACTGAAAGCCGGTCGCATCAGGAAAAGAGACAGAATCTGGTGTTAGGGTGTAAGTGGCACATAGGACGGAAGAATCACGCGAACATGGATTTGGTCCACCTCGGCAATGCATACGATCGGCTCCTTTCTGCCGATGTAATGAATCGTCCAGGGAACGTCTAGTTTATCCATTGCCGCGAATGTCTTGGCATGTTGGGTCAGGGATACCAAGAGACTTCGCTGTGTGAATATCTGTTGGACGACCTCTGACGAGACGCCGTGTGTGGATTGGGGAATACCAGCTTTCCATTCTGGAAAATTCTGGTCATCAGAGGCGGCCGATATAAGGCGGTACTCGCTGCCGATTTTGGCAAGAGTGTAGACCCCCGGAGGTTTGCAGAGATCGGCTGGGGCGAGACAGGTAACGAGGTGGCAGTCGTCTAAGGCCGTAATCTCCCGCTCTCGCAATTCCACACACCCAAGAGTGGACCGAGCGTTTTGCGGAGTAGACGCGGTCTTGAGAAGACGACCAATTCCGGGATGCAGTACACCGTTGTTTTCGAGCAGAGCTGGTGTTTCGTTCATGTGGTGTCTCCTTTGTTCAATGCGATTCGGATAACAATGTGTTTGCTGCTGGACCCGCCTGGGTGGCAGCCTCCATAAGATTGTTGCCTGCCACATGCGAAATCGGCTCAGCTTCAAAATTGATCTTCGCCCACTTGCCACAGCCGTGCTCACTGCCTCGGCACTCATCACGGAAAAGATTGCAGGCCAGACACTTCTGCCAGATAGCCATCACTCACCCTCCACTTCGGTAATGTTGTCCAGTTAGTCCCCATTCCTGGGGGAAGATGCAAATCAATTCTCCACAATCTCCAGAACAATCATCTTCTGGGCCAGGAGCCACTTACCCCCCTGGGACTCCGGCCGGACGTAGGTCTCATAATCCGCTACACAGACCTTGGCCCACACCCGGGTCTCTTTCTTCGGTTTCGTTTTCAGGTGAGGTGCCTCTGGCTTGCAGAGCACATGCCAGCCGGGCCGGTAGGCGTAGCCCGACGTCCTATGTGCCTCAGCGTGCATCCAGAGGCCAACAGGGATGCGTTGAGACCTATTGATAAATAGGGACCCCAGACTGCCGTCCTTCCGCCTACGCAGCAGCTTGTATGCGATACGCATCAACTGTCGCTCCAGTAAAGTTGTCTTCTGTTGGGTGCCATTGTCACTCCTGGACATCCTGAATCGTCTTGATCTATGCGCACAAGTGCACTCCATTCAGTTGGAAGTGCCGCCACAAGGACTGGCCGTCAATCCAGCCCATGTAATGAATCACAAGGTGCAGAAAGACCGAACAAAAGATCGGTCCATGCCATTGCCCGTGGCATATAATGTGGGCCAATTCGTGTAGGGCAATGAGTCGTGTCACCCAGTCGGCACGGGCTGGGAACTTCAGCGTGAAGGTACCATCATGCTGGTTCCGACTACAGCATGCCGTCGTCATCCGGCGTCTGCTGGTTTGGATTTTAAACTGAATTTCCCCGAAACGCTCCACGAACCAGCGGTCTTTCTGCACCATCCGTAGGAAGGCACACAGCTTAGCCTCATCCAGGGGCTGTTCTGGATTCTCCCTTCGGAAAGCCCACTCGGCCCAGTAGACCTTACTCCGTTGGTAGTCACGCCTAAGTGGCTTGAACGCTTTTGCGTCCCAAATGGCTGATTTCGGGTTTGAATCCATGTCAGTCCCCCGTCTCGGCTTTGGCAATGGCTTCGCGACATTCCCGCACGAACGCGCAGCCGTCCCAACTGTTGCCGTCGGCCTTGCAGGCATCAGCAAATGCGATGACTTTCTCGCAGGCGGCCCGCAGGTCCGGGGCGGCGGCAATGGAGCGTGTGTCGGCTTCCTTCGGGTAGCAGCGACGGCACGGTTGTGCTTCTCCCTGCCTAAAGCCGTTTGCCCACGCGTCCGCAAGCCACATTCCTATACGCTCGACGCACGGCTCCGATAAGGATTGTAACAGATCGTAATCGGTGTCCTTCAGGTCAACACCGTGACCCACGGCGTCATCGCAGAACGCAGCGATAACTAGTTGCTTCGATGTGGTACGCATGTAACCTCCAACTATCGGTTGTCAAAAGCAGCTAGCACTCGTTGAGTGCCAGCTGCTGCTCTGGATTAGGCTAGAAGCGTTGGTGTTTGATCCGCTCGATGTACTGCGCGTCGTAGTAGCCGCCATTCGGAACACCTGCGTCGCACGGTGTGATATTCCAGTAGATTCGTTCGTTGTCGATGTGGGTGTCAAATTTCCAGAAGTTGTAGCCGTTCTCCGTCTTGACGAGCGTCGCTCCCTTAGGTTGATCTGTTGCGTTGTTCTCGGCTGTCATAGTGAGGACCTCCAAAATGGGATGGCTAAAGGCCGCTAAGCAGCAAGCTGCTAATATTGGCACCTGACGGTGCCTACAGCACTCAACGAGTGCCAGCGACTCTGCCTCCTGGGCCACCCCTAGTTGCACTCAATCCGGGCATTGTAGGCACAGGCAGCATCGCCCATCTTACGTAGGCACTGCTCAGCGGCCTCCTGGCTACGGTGCTGATGGCCACAATCCCAAGTAACCGCATACTCTTTCCCGGGGCCGTTGGGGCCGTCTACGATTGACCAACTGTTGATATCACGGGCCACACAAGTGTAGGTCTTCATGATCCGATCTCCTAACAAAGTGCCATGTATGCGATTACTGTGAGATACCAGATGTACCGCCAGTCAGTTGACATCGGTCAGTCTCCGTCAATCAGGTCGAGTCTCACAGATTCGCTGTCATCCAGGTCAACGTACCAACAACCCATCTCGCCCACAACCGTCCACTGCGATACATCGCCGGGCTCAGCCATGAGGGGCTGGATAGCGGCCACGCAGTCGTCCGGCCGGGGACATAGCGGCATGGTGAGGCAGTCTGGTGTCCCGTACGGCAAGCCGTCTACCAGCCACGTGGCGTGCCACGTGCGCATCTGTCGTCGCCAATTAGTTGCCATAGTTTGTTCCCTTCTAGGCGGCACCATTGCTGCTACTAATAGTATAACACATAAGGCCAGGGATGGCAACAAAAAAAACAAAAAATCTTTGATTGCCCACCAAGCCGAGCCCTCCTGGGCAGCCATCCTAGCAGTCATCCCGGCATCCCCACCGCCCGTGATACGGTGCCGCACCTTAACGCAGGTCTCATGTTCCCGCCATCCTACCCGGGTCTGCTCGCCCTAACCTGCTAGGGGCTCTAGACTTACCTCCCTCAAGCCCCTCCCGCGTTAAGGGCTCCGCCCAGTGACACCCCACCCCCAGGGGGGAGGTGCGACCCTTAACATTATTGAGGATAGGGGAGGTATACCCGCTTGTAGAATTTTGTATATTTTTCAGCGAAAAGCTCGCTCGAAGCATTTTATTGAAAAAGCTACGCTTGAAAATCAATGAAATTTTCGCTTAAATTTTAATTTTAAAACCCGACGGTCCGTGTCGGGAACCCTAAATTTCATTCTATTTTACCATTTCGGAGGAATTGTTGCTAAGTAATTGTGCTATAAAGAGTTAGAAAAATTTTCCATCCATGAAGTAAGCAAGCACCCCACATCCATGCGGGGCGATTGCTTGTGCCACTGTTCTGGCTCGTTGGATTTAAAAATTCTAACAATATTTAAACATTTTCCCAGAGTTGCTTACCTAGTGGAAACCAGGGGATATAAAACTTTCCATCTGACTTGTTCTTTTGGCTATCCATACGGATAACTGTAGTTTGGATGATAGGTATCCCATGTTTGTCAGTACCACCAACATTTCGTTCTCTTGTAGAGAATATCATGACATCTGTATTTGGCTTTAGTGTTTTGTAGCTCATACAGAAGCCTGGGGGAATCCACAAGATATTGGGGTATTTCCAATACAAAATAAATTGGTGAACTTTCTTAGAAAATTCTGGTTCTTCACCCTCTAAGTCGGTTATTCTTATCAGTTGAACAATGGCTTGGCCTTTAATGACATAAATAAATTTTCCCTTCTTTCGGTGTCCTCTCCAAGAACTGATATAACCAGTCTTTTTTCTGCGGGATATATCAAAATATTTAATACCACATCTGTATGGATTAAATTTTTCCACACGTGTAATATAGCCATCGCGGCCTTCAAAGTGTTTTCCTGCTATTACCATAGGGGTGTCCGGGAGTTGCTCTAGCATATCACTCATTTCTTCTCCTATCATTTAATTTCTGAGTATGAGTGTCCTGAGTTAATCTCTACTTCGAACGGAATTGAGAGTGAGACAGCATTGACCATGCAATCTCTTAATGTACTTTTTACTTTCTCAACATTCCTTGAAGGTGCTTCAAGTACCAGTTCATCGTGTACAATCAGGAGTACCTTTAATCCAGCTCTATTTGCCCTACAAGCGGCGATCTTCATCTGGTCGGCACTGAACCCCTGTATCTTGAAGTTAAAGGCTTGGCGCTCCATCCTGGCCTTCTCAGCGGGACGTGAGAACCTGTTGTAACGGAGTCTACGCCTCCGTCCCATCATAGTCGTTACATAGCCTTTATTTTGCAATGTCTTAGTGGTAAGAATTATAGCCGGTTTAACGTCCTGGTAGGTATTGTGAAAAGCATCAATCCACTCTTGTGCAAGTTGCTTTGATATATTCTGACGGTTCGATATGCCGTATGCAGAGGTTCCATAAACAATCGGAAAGTTAATGCCATTTTTGCCTTTATCCCTTTCAGAGGTAAAACGGCTTTTCGCTTCTTTATGTTCAGGAGTATCATTTTCCAGACTTTTCTCTGACAGACCAAGGTTGAAAGCAGAGTTGGCAGTCATTAGATGCAGATCAAGGTTGCGATTAAAAGCATCAATCATCGTAGCATCTTTAGTTATCTCAGCCAGAACTCTAAGTTCCTGGCCAGAGTAGTCACCCCCAACAAGACAATGGCCCTCTTCGGCTATAAAGATGCTACGGTAATCGAGGTCTGGATATCGAGCAACAAAATCAGGGTCTTTGGCTCTATTTGGCAATTGCTGTAGATTCGGCTTTGTGCAATTAAGGCGACCCGTCTTCACAATACCGAAACTGGGACGCATCCTGCCGTCTTTATCTATCATATCCCATGCAGGTATAACATAGCCATTCATCAACTTTGTAAGTTTTTTGTAGTCAGAAAGATAGCCTATGAAAGGGTGTTTATCCTTAAATCCGGCGAGAGTTTCTTTTCCCACTGACTTCTTGCCTGAGGCTGTGGTTTCCTTGATGGAAAGTCCACATTTCTTTTCAATGATATTTACAAGTTGGTTATTAGAATTAAAGTTAACAGGGATAATCCGTTTTGCATCCCCAAAGATGGTATGCTGTTCTGATGCCTTCATCCCTATAGACTCTAACATTTTATCTTCTACTTCAATGATCTTTTCTTCTAGGTTTGACTGTAACTTGAAAAGTTCACCAGTATCCACCTTGATACCATTTATCTCCATCTCAGCGTTAACTTGGACAAAAGGCATTTCTATATTGTAAAACAGGTGGTCCAAGCCCTGCTTTGTAAGCTGTGGTTTAAATAGCTTATAAAGCCTGTATGCCCAAATACTGTCATTTATGGCATATTCATAAAACTTATCCGAGTGTCTGCCACAGGAATCTGCATCTTCCCATTTACTGATATTAGATTCAGAAATGCCAAGAAGGTCTTTTGCTAAGACCTTGAGCGAATGTCTGTATCTATTCTCATCAAGTAGATAAGAAGCAATGAAAGTACAAAAATTGGTGCCATTACCCAAACTACCAGAATCTCCGGCAGATCGGTGAATGAAACGGTGCCAACATTTATAATCAAATTTAAGATTATGAGCAATGAATTTATTACCATTGAAAATACCGCCAAGACACCTACAAATCTCTTCAACATGGGGATTCTCCCAAAGGTCTACATAACAAGCCCTACTCCCATCCGCAAAACTCACACCCACTGGTTCCATGTCCAGATAAGATAGCCCTGTGGCTTCAAAGTCAAAGGCATATATTTCTGCCTCAACAGAAAACCATCGCTTAATTTCACTGGGCTTCTTTAGAATTGTCCTTTTCATTCATACCAACCTTTAAATTTTTCAATTTCATCTATTTCATATTGAAGCTGGTCAATCATTGTCTTTAGAACTAATTGCACCTTTTCCAGAAAACTTTTCTCATTATTTAATTCGGAATAACCCAATTCTTTATTGGCAGTAATACTAGATATGATATACGGAACGGTGTTTTTTTTACTTAGCAGTTCCTCCCATGTGTAGAAATATTTAACTTGAACGATATTTTCGTCAATACCTATTGTCTTAAATAACTTAGCAGGATTTATCACTTGTCAATTCCTAATGATTGTTCCATAATATGCTTTTTCGTAAGCCAATAATAGCTCTCACAAGTATGGCAGTCTTTGCACCAAGGGCGATCTGGGGTTCCGCACATAGTGACCCGTCTTCCGCCTAGCTGCTTCATTTTTTCTAGGACGTAAATCATAAACTCACTTGTCGGACACCAGTATGAGTTAATATGTCGTTTTCTCCAACGGTATATCTCAATTACTGGAGAATCGTCAGATGTAGACTCTTGTGCCACTTTTGGTGCCGGAATTTCCATAGATTTCGGGGGGTCCTGACTATAATAAGCCATAAATGTCAGTACCACTGGAATTTTGTAAGCGTTAGTCCACAGACGCACTGCCTCGCTAATGTGTCCCAAGTTAGTAGAGGAAACTCTAAGCCTCACGAACATCAAATTATGGAGTAATTTCCTTTGGTCCTCTGGCAATACTTTAACATTGGGAGTATCATAATGAGTCCAGGGAGACCAAGGGACCCATGCTGTCTCTTCCTCTTTAGCATTAGCGGTGAAAACAACCGGGCCTGGAAAATCGAACTGGGGGATGGCTGTATTAAAAAATACATTCTCATACTTTGACGCCGTCTCTATCACCAAATTTCTATTGATATTGGAATCATGGCCGCTATTCATCCGTACAATATCACTCCCCACCTCTTGAGGATCAGGGATGTTAGGTTCGTTAATATCACAATAGTAAGCACCTGGACGATTGTAGAAGCACTGGTTGCACCCATTCGGGCATTTTCCAGTCTGAGGTCTACATGACCACAATCTTGTATTTTCTTGTTTTGGGTTCTTTTCAGACATATTATTTCCTCCTGGAGTTTCACTCTAAGCCAATGTCGGTATACAACTCACCTATAGATTTTTCAAAATCGCGGTCCACTGATCCCCATATCGGATATATCTGAACCCCATAATTTCCAGGAGCACCTACATAGTGGCCCCATTTGCGACATAGAGCTTCATATCGTGTCACAAATTCAATTCTCTTCTCTGAGTCTTTCATCAGTATTCCCCTTCTTAGGTACTAATACTTCTCTACAATAAACTTGTCCATGCTGGTGTTATAGCTTACTGGTCGCGTCAAAGAGCGGTTCAACCTGTTAGAGGTTGCCTTGACGGTATTTCGATGTACCCGTATAACCTCGTACGCTTCGGGGAAATGTTCTTTAAAAGTTTTCAATCGGTGATTCAAAGTTTTATTTGAAATACCCAATTTATAAGATAACTCTTTCTTTGTATAATAGCCCTCATAGCCTCCCCAATCCATCAAGGTATCCCACAGATCAATCAGCATTTGACGCTGCACCTCGTTTGTGTTCTCATCCCTCAATCTAGATTTTAGTGTGCTGTCGTTCATTTTGTTACCACTTGCCCTTTCCAATTATCGGTTGTCATTATTTTGCCTTCTACTATCTATACGAATTTGGCCCCGAAATGTTCGCTAAAACCTGCCCAAGCTGGTAATTTTTCTCATCGAAGGGGATATGGGTTGTAACGATCATACCGGTTATACTATCAATACCTAGCATTTCTATGGGAGAAAAGTAGTACCAAAAAATGAGAAAAAAATAAAATTTTTTATTCCTTATGTAGCAAGGGTTTAGGAAAACAGGGGTCGTGACGTACCCCCATTTAAAGCCTAAAAAAACCTGCGCATTTCCTATAAAGATAGAGTTATACTTATAACCTAAGTATTAAAGCCCAGAGAGTAACCAACAAGAAAAGAATTGAGAGCGCAGCCCTAGAAGCTATCCCCTGGGAATCCAAGGGCCAGAAACAAGCCGGGTGATGGATAGCTTCGCTCACAGTGGTGTACTCTGGCACTCAGATATAAAACAAAGATATATAAGTGAAACTATCAAAGATAACATTACCTTCGATCAAATCCTGAGAGCCAGAAGGGATAGAAACAATAACCCAGTCTATCCTGAAATAATATAACCTACATACACTATGCTTCTTGTAACCTCTGTAAAAAACTTAAGATCATAACTTGATCCCATAAAAAGGACAGGCGTTGTTACGTTCATAGTGTATCATGTTTCTCATTACTTACAAAGTATTAGATTGAAATTAAGTTATGCAAAAGGCTATAGTAAAGAAACCAGACAAGGCGTCAATTAGTGCTGAGTTACTTCCTATTCTCCAGAATCTATCAGCACTGGGCCTCACTCAAAAGCAGATCGGTGTTTGTCTGGGCTTCCAGGGCAAAGGTGCTAGGAAGTGGCTGGAACGGCTCATGCACAGACACCCAGAAGCGAGGGAGGCTTGGAAGGAAGGCCAAAAGCAGGCCGACGCTGCTCTGATTTCTTCGATGTACCAGGCAGCCATTGGGTATACCACCAGACAGGTCAAGAGAAAATATAAGTTTGAGCCAAACCCAACTAATAAGAACAGGCCAAAAAAGGTTTTAGTGGAAGAGGAAGAGGTTGAGAAGACCCTTCCCCCAGTTCCTCAACTTGCCATGTTCTTGGCATTAAATCACATGCCAGAATTCTATAAGAACAAAGTGGAACTTGAAAAAAGGACCTTATCAGTTGATCTCAAGGGAACTATTACGGCCGATGAGATCAAGCAGTTTGCGGGCAAGCTGGATGAATACTCCAAGACTTTAGAGTCTAAAACTGAGAATAGTGCTAAGCCAATACTGGATGCTGAGGTCATACAGCCTAGCACAGCGGATGTGAAGATCAAAGAGCAATAAATGAATTTAACGACATTCGACAGCCCAGAAGCACTTTATACAAGTATTCCTACAAATCTGGCAGAGAACTTGGAATACCGTAAAGTGCTTCATTCCCTTCTGGATAAAGACACTGGGCTTCAAAAACTCTTCCTGAACCTATGTTTGGCTGACCCAAAGATTTGGTTCAATGCGGTAGTTTGGACGTGTGACCCTAGGCAGCGACCAGGGCTTCGCAATTGGCCCTTCATCCTACGCAAGCCAAGACAGGAAAAAGTTGTCGATACGCTAAAGCATTGTATTGACGATGGAATAGACATGGGCATCAATAAATCTCGTGATGAAGGTGCTACGGAAATAGTGACTAAATTCCTTGCCTTGTATGCCTTAATACCGGATTCATATTTTGTAGTAGGTTCAAGAAATAAAGACCTTGTGGATTGTGGAGGGGACCCATTTACTCTGTTCGCAAAGATCGACTATGCGTATAATCTGCCCTATAAATGGTTCAAGCCAATCCAGGATAGCGTTGACCGTAAAGATATGCAGCGAACCATTGGGTATTCTGGCTCAGTGATAAAGGGAGAAACGACTAATGAATCTTTTGCTGCTGGCCGTCGTGCTACTGCTATGTTTTTGGATGAGTTTGGCCGAGTAGAGCCAAGACCGGCACAGTCTATTGAAGGTTCTATCCACGACGTTACCGATTGCGTAATCTATGGCAGTACCCATTGGTATGGCGAACACCATGCCTTCAATGAAGCACTACAAAAGAAGTCAACAATAGTCGTCGAATTGCCCTGGTATGATAATCCAGTCAAGGCCAAAGGGCTATATACAAGTCCAGACTATAATGTAATAAAAATCCTCGACAGGGCTTATTATGAACGCGAATACCCGAATGTGGTGTTTCCTGTCGGAAAATTCATATTGTCGGAGTTTTCAAAAGAGAACGCCGTACATGGAAATCTGTCAAAACTGCCGGTTTTTGTTGCAGACGGATGCGAAAATCTGCCAGAGGCTTTCCGTTCCCCCTGGCATGACAGAGAAGAAGCAAAACGGAAAGGCAACAAACGAGACTTTATGAGTAACGTCTGGATGTCCCCTGTGGGTGCATCCGATGCCGTGTTTGATTCTACGGTACTCCACCATATCAAGAGTAACCACATAAGGCACTGGGACCTTGAAGGTGAAATAAAATATACCCTGGATAGTTCTAGCAGGGTGAAACGACAAAAGTTTGTAAAATCTGGGCAATGTAGATTGAAGTGGTATGCCGAGTTAAAAAACAACCGGCCCCGGCAGGACCATAACTACGTAGTTGGCTGTGATATTGCTCTTGGCACTGGCAATTCAAACTCTGTTGCTGCAATCATGGACGTTAATACAAGAGAGATCGTGGGCATCTGGGCTTGCCCGAACACATCGCCTGAGAAATTTGCTGACCAAGTAGTGGCCATTGCGAGGTGGCTGGGAGGCCATTCTGGTGAAGCCTTTATCATTTTTGAGAACAACGGTGGCCATGGAACTAACTTTGGTAGAAGGGTCTATTGGCAGGGCCATTCTAGAATTTATATTCAGAGAAGCGAAGAGAAGAAAACAAAAAAGAAGCTAAACAAATTCGGTTGGAGTTCCAGCCCAAGTAGCAAATCGGACCTTCTAGGGGAGTTTGGCATAGCACTGTCTGAGGGATTAAAGAAACATACCTCCTATACATCGGTTAAGATATACGATGAAGACTTGCTATCTGAATTATATGATTATGTCTTCCTTGAGGACGGTGATATAGGGTCTTCAGAGAATGCAGACCTGACATCTGGGGCCAGGAGACGCCACGGTGATAGAGTGATAGCCTCCGCCTTGTGCGTATTGGGCGCAAAGTACCAGAACAGGGCAAAGGCGGTACATCACAAAGTTGCACCGTTCGGATCATTTAAGTACCGTATGGAGCAAGAAAAACTAGAACAAGCAAAACTCAGATTAACTCAACGTAGGTTTCGGTAGGACCATGTAATGGCAGCTAAGGATTCATATAAAAACTACGGCCAAAGTAAATCATTTCCGGCTAGGTTACAGGATTTAGTTGTTGCTGATTTCAAGAACAAAGAAGAAATCCTAAAGAAACGGACGGCCTTACTCAAAATGTCCGCTTCTGGTTTTTATGATAAGGGGTACGGCAGGTGGCATACCTTGAACCTAGTAGGAAGAGGGGTGGGGGCTATTGTCCCATATCTGGTAGAGGGCAATCCACGAGTCCAGGTGGAAACCCGGATTGTCAATTATCGACCGTGGGCTTTGACAACCCAGCTTTTCCTGAACCATAAGATTGAAGATATCAATCTGGCCAACAATGTTCTCATACCAGGAGCTATAAATTCGATGTTTGGTGCGGCGATTGCTCGCACTGATTTTTACTTTGATCGTCTTATCTCTTTGGATAACGAAGTCATAAAAGTTGGCACGCCTTATGTGGAATTGATAGACGATTCCAATTACGTTTGTGACCCTTCCGCAAAACGGCGATGTGATATTACTTTTGAAGGCGATATCTACCAATTGCCAACTGAATATGCCAAAGATTTCTTTTCTGGTAAAGATAAAGGCGGCAATGAGATCGCCGATTATATCCTACCAGATGCAACTCTCAGGGCGGAAATTGATCCCAAAGATATTAGCAATCCCAACTTCAACAAGAATCTTTTGAACCTCAGGGAGTTTACTACCTTCATTGATATCTACCTTCGGGATGAGAATACCATAGTTACTATTATGCCGAAAGGTAAGAAGGCTAAAATCCTAAGAGAGCGGCCGTGGGATGGTCCAGATGAAGGTCCTTATGATTACCTTGGCTATCGGTATCAACCCTTATCGCCCTATCCAATTCCCCCTGCCTGGGACTGGCATGACATAGACGAGACGGTAAATATCCTCGTGGATAAGATGCGAGAGCTTGCTGAGAACCAGAAGGATGTGGTGGCCTACAATGGCTCTGCTGCCGAGGATGTGAAGAATGTGGTCGATGCACCCAATATTGGGACAGTGCGGGTCGAAGACGTAGACGCCATGAAGACCATATCTTTGAACGGAATCAGGGATTCTAGCAACTGGGACTGGGTTAATTTCATGCTGGGCCAGCAGACACAGCAGGGGGCCAACCCAGACGTTCTAGCAGGGCGAGGCTCCAATGCCCCAACACTGGGCCAAGAGCAAATGATTTACAGCAATGCTACTCGCATTGTTAATAACTACTATACACGTTATCAAGATTGGATGACCGGCATTATAAAAAAGCTGGCCTGGGGATTCTGGACAGACCCAACGGAGTATTATCCAATAGTCAAAGACGTTCCTGGCATTGGAAAACTTCCAGAGGTCTTTTCGACGGTAGACAGAGTAGGGGATTTTTATGACTTTGCTTTCAAAATTGTTAATTATAGCACTCAGAGAATGTCACCTGAGCTTCAATATAACAAAGTAATTCAGTTCATGAACCAGTGGCTACTTCCGATGCTCCCGTTGGCTACCCAGCAAGGGGCTATGCTTGATGTTCCTACGGTAACTAAAATACTTGCTGACTATGCAGGCTTAGAGAGCTTCAATCAATATTTCCGAACTGCCGTTCCTGATCCGCTGGAACAACTTAATTTCCAAATGACCCCAGTTGACAAGATGGGAGACCGTGGTGGCCAGGGCAACGATTCCGGCGGTGCAATGGACTTTTCTCGTAATGGCAATCTGAATCAGCAACAGGCACGTGAGGGCCACGGAATGGACTTGAATCAACTTAGCGAATAGGAGTTAAATATGGAAACTAGAACCAAGAATCATATCAGTACGAGCCAAATAATTGACTTGGTATTTTATGGTGTGTTTGCGTTGTTTCTAATACTCGGGTTAGGACTGGTTTTCGCTCCACAATCTGATAATCCAGGCATTGCCAAGGAAGTAGCAAAGGTGAAAGAGACGGTAGTCCATATCAATCGAGTAGGGGAGTGGCAAGGTTCAGGTTGTATCCTTTCCCCCGACGGTATCGTAGTGACGGCCCGGCACGTCAGTGGCGGCTCATGGGGCGAGTATGAGGTTACATTGGACGATGGCCGAGTCTTTGGTGTCGAGAAGGTATTAGAGGACAGAAACAATGATATTGCCTTTTTCCAATTGGACTTGCCAGAGGGAACGTCACTTCCTTTTGCCAAGTTGGGCGATGAGAGCACATTGAGGATAGGCGATCCCCTGTTCATTCTTGGAAGTCCCCACGGTATAAACAATTTCAATTCCGTCAGCTTGGGCATCTTGTCTGGCAAGGACAGAGAACTGTATGATCGGCCCGGCTGGAAACACAATCGGCACCTGGAATGGCACGCTATGTTCCAATCTACGTCGCCTGCCTTCCCAGGCAACAGCGGCGGCCCGGTCTTCAACATGTCATGCGAAGTCATTGGTATTCTTGTGGCAGGCGAGGCCGAGACATTGAACTTTTCTGTTCCGGTGTCCAGGTTTGATGGCGTCATGGAGACGATTCGACTTATGTTCTTGGTTGATAGATTTGACTCCATACGGCCAGCAGAAGAGATGACAGAAGAAGAGTGGTATAAACATACGGGAAGACTGTAAGTGAGACCTAAGAAGTTTAAGAAATTTACCCGTCTATTGGTCAGTTGGTGCGATATTGTTTCGGACTCAACTTGGCATAATAAAAAGGCTGTGGATGAGTTCAATATTGCTAAGGTGAAAACTTTGGGCTTCTTTCTCGATAATAATAAATGTCAATTAAGAATAGCTCATTCTGTGGCCGAAGGTGGCGATTGTGACATTACTGTAATTCCATATGGCTGCATCACAAAGATAAAGGAGATATAAATTGGCAGTTGAAGCAACTATAAATGGCCACTTGGAATTGACCGGCCTAGGGGAAACGTGGATGATTCCATTTACCTTTTCTCCCCCAACGGTGGCTACCAAGAACTGTGGCTATCAACAGCAAGCGACGGCAAATTCGGCGGAAGCTATCCCCTTGGGTGGAGTAACTACGGCGAGTTTGGTACTAATACACGCCAAGACCAACAGTGTTGATATTGATACCAGTTTCGACACTTCCTTTTCGGCGGAACAAACCATCGCCGAGGGTGACTATGCTTTGATTTCTGTTCCGAGTGGTACTTTGTATTTCAAAAATACTACCACTGACGAACAGGCAACAATTGAATATTGGATTTTAGGGAGTGATTGATGCCTACCTATACCTTTAGATGTAGCAAGTGTAATCATGTATTCGATGAAGTTTCCACCATCTCTGGACGTAATGACCCACAAGAATGTCCGCAGTGCCAGGAAAAAGCACCAAGAGATGTTGAGTCGGAGTTGGCGAACATGGGTGACTTCGATGAAACGACAAAAGACCACGAGCGGTGGTCTTGGAGTATGGGAGTCAACGTGCATGAAATCCCCGAAATCCTGCGAAGATACCCTGATAGAGAGTACCATCCAAAAACCGGACAGTTGAAGGTCCGCAATCGACAGCATAAATTGAAGTTGATGAAAGAACACTCGATGGAAGAGTGGGCCTAGTGGCAGTTAATTTGATATTTGTTCATTTAGGAGACAGTTGTTATGAGAATTAATAACAGGGACGAGGCCATCTGTTCAGTATGTGACGCTAACTTTTTCACGGAAGACTTGGATGAGCATAGCCGTTGCAAACTTTGTGCTTCACAGGACCTCATGCCAGGAGGTGAGCACGTGCAGGAAGCTATCAAATCTGAGAAACAGAGACGTGAAGAGTCGAAAGCCTTGCTGAGAGAGCTATTGGCTGAGATTAAGGAAGAGGACAGACAAGCTAAAATTCTGAAATCCTTGCAACCAAAGGCTTGTAAGAAGTGTGGCAATGAATTTCAGCCTACTTCAGCGGCCCATGCTATCTGTTCCCGCTGCAAGGCATCGAATTAACAGCCAAATAGTATCAATAAGGAAAATGCCATGAGCGAAGAGATTACTAATGAGGCCGTGGAGAATACAGAAGATCAAACCCCGGAAGTTGTCGAGGACAAAGTAGACGGGTCTATTGATAATACGATATCTGAGGCTTCTGGGGCAGAAGACAAACAGTCTATTATTGGTAAGTTGTGGGATAAGGTTTCAGGCGTTGCGTCCGAACCCGGGACGGCGAAGGAAGACAGTAATGAGCTTTCTGCTATCCCTGACACCTTTACCGATGCTGCGTTAAGTAGCGGCTGGACTGAGGAACAGATTATCAAGTTGGCGGAAGGGCATACTAATGAGGAACTTGAGAAGCTGATTCCTTTTATTCTGGAAGAGGGCGAGGAAAAAGCCGAGCAAAGCGATCTGCCAGATGACACTAAAGAAGAGGAAGCATCTGCTGCGGTTGATCTTCCGGGAGACGTAGATGAGAAGCTAAAGCCACATCTTGAGGAAATTAGAAAATTCTATGAGACCAAAAACCAGGAACAGGCCACGAGACTAGAGGCTTTAGAGGCTGCTCTAGCTCTACGTGACCAGGAGAGGGCTGACAAAGAAGTTTTGAATCGGGCTCAGACAGCCGATGCGTTCTTTGACAGGGTTTCAAAGGATTTCCCAGTTTTTGGAAAGACCAAAGAATTGGTACGTTTCCCAGATGGAACCCCAAAGGCTGGCCAAGTTATGCCCACCGGGGCTGCGTTCAAAGCCCGCGATGCGGTATGGCAGATGGCCAATAAGTTTACAGAACTGGGTTCTGACTGGAATTCTGCTCTTGATGAAGCTATGGCTTGGTATAAAGGCAAATACGGCGAAAAGGAGATTGCCGGGAGGTTGGTAAGGAAGCTGAAACAAAACGAAACCCGCTTATCTGCTAAACGAACTTCCAAGCATACTACGAAAACATTTGCCAATCCACATGAAGAGAAGCAAAGGTTAATTGAAGAGATTGCACGGAAGGCCGGGATAAGCTAATTAAAGGACTTTGAGTAATGTCTAATGCAATTTCGCTTGAACAGATGGTAGACTTTCACAATGGCACTTACTATGCTATTCGTGCACGCAAGCCTGCCATGACGTATGTCAAAGACAACTATGACTTCCATAATGAGTTCTGGCGTGCCGCTGAAAAGCAGCAGGGTGGGACCCGGCTTGAGGGCCGCGTGAGTTTGGGCGATGAGGGCAATGCCCAGCATACCGGTATTTGGGAAGACGATACCCTTAATATCAAGAATATCACTAAGCGATATGAGGTTCCCTGGGTCTACTCTCGAACCAACATGAGTTGGAATATTATCGAGCAGGACTTGAATAGTGGTAAAGAGCAAATCTTTGACACTATTGAAAACAAGTATGATAATATGTGTCGTGAGTGGGTTGATGATGTGCTAGACAAAATTTGGCTGACCCCTGCCAATGCGGACGATGAAAACTCGCCACATGGTATCAGTGCTTGGCTCTGCCTTGGTACCGACGACAGTCTTGGTGGCTGGACTGGCTATCGCCCTAAATACGGTGACGGCACTAGCTACAACGTTGGAAACTTGACATCTTCGGCTTCTGTTAATCCCCGATGGGCTGGCTACTATGCTGACCACAACGGCAACCTTGACGATAGTTTCCTGGATATTCTGAACCGGGCATTCCGTAAACTTGATTTCCGTGGCCCTTCGATTCCAAAGCCTTTGGATTTCAATACTGACGGGTATACTCCCAAATTTGCTTTATATACCAATGACAATGTTCTTGGTACGATAAGCCAGTTTTATGCCAAGTCGGATGACCAGATGGGCCACCGTATCAATGACCATTACGGGGTCCCCCACTTCAAGAATATTCCGTTCTTGTATGTGCCGAACCTGAATAATGCCGACACGAATCGTTATGGAACCGATCCGGTCTTTGGTATCAACCACCAGTGGATTTACCCTGTGGTTCAGACCAACAACAACTGGAAGCTCAGCAAGCCTGTTAGTCGTGCTGCTGCGAACCAGCATAACATCTATACCGTTTATGGTGATTTGCTCTATGCTGTGTTTTGCAAGAACAGACGGTATGCTGGATTCCTAATCAGCCAACAGTAAGATAAGTTAGCAATATCTAGCTTATTCCTTGACGAACAAATAACACACTAATTTTGATTGTGAGGTACTATTATGGGTAACGGCACGGCACCTTATGGAAGCGAAATTGTCGCTTTTAAGAAACGTGTATTGTATGAGGGGACCGATACGATCTATGAGGGTATGGCCCTATGTTACAATCAGGACACCACAGATAATATCCTTGGCTACGATAAGGGTGCAGGTGGTCACCCGGAGGCACAGACTACGCCGACTACCACGGCTGAGGGCTACCAGAATGAAGGTAAGTTTCTGCGAGTGGAGAAACCTGCTGCTGCTAACATCCCCTTCTTTGCTGGCGTCGTAGCCCCTGGTAGCTGGTGTGGCACGACCGGCGACGGTGCTACGGATTTGGATATCTTTATTCCCAATGGTGCTATTGTTCCTGTACGTGGGACAGATAGTTTCACTATTGGCGATCCGATCTATCTGGCTGCTGCTGACTATGAGTTTACTAATGTCCCACAAGTTGGTGGCTATTGCGGTGTGGCGATGGAAACGGTGGACCGCTCTTCTACTGAGGGTCTTCTGCTGGCTGTCCTTCGCCAGACCAGGCTCACTGAGAACCTCGTTACTTCTTCGACGCAGACTCAGGCGGCAACCCCCATTGCGGTTACTGCTGCAATGAATGGCTATCTGTTCGACAATGATGGTGCTACCGGGGCAATTGAGTTTGATTTGCCCGCTGCTGCTGACGCTACTGGTTGCCAGTATACCTTCACCGTCAAGGCGGCTCAGAATATCGCCATTGACCCGGACGGTACGGAGGTCATTGTCTTTGGCAATGATGAAGATGTACTGGGTGCTGGTGAGGCATTGACGCTAACCCCGGCCGATACCAACGATGCTGGGATGTCGATTACTCTGGTTAGCGATGGAACTCAATGGCTGACAAAGGCGGCCTGGGCTCCGGCGGCGGCTAAGTTTGTTATTCCGTAACATCATCAATAACCCCTTGGCGTCTTCGCTGTCTCTTTCTAATAGGGCTTTGGGGCTTAGATTCAACAGCCCCATTGCCTTATTAGGAACAACCTAATTTGGAGATTGAGTAATGAATGTGAATGAAGCCTGGAATTTGATTGACAAACTGCTTAGTGAGATAAAGGGAACTCGCAACGATCATGCGGTCATCACTGAGGCATTGCGTGCGATCCAGGAGCAGATCAATAAGCCGGGCAATAATGAAGAGTAATCTGTTTTCCATAGCGTAGCTTTATCTTTCATGGTCAGGAAAAAGCATGAGTGGCATGGACCTACAATTCAGTGATATCTATGGCAAGGTGGGTGATTTCCTGGGCGTAGGGTCTTCGCCAACCGGGTCTGATCTCACGAAAGTCAAAGACATTGTTTACAGGGCCTATAGGCAATTTCTGTATCCAACCGATTTGCGTGGAAACAAGCGGCACCTGTGGGATTTTATGAAGAAGAGGTATGTAATCAATATCTCTTCTAGCACCTACAAGTATACCTTACCCAGTGACTTTGACCGCATGGTGGAGGAACCCACCTTTGGTACTAATTCCAGTTACCCACCTCTTGTGAAACGGAGTTGTTTTGATATTGACCGCCAGAGGTCAATATCAGAGGTTTCCAGTTATCCCTACTGGTATGCCCTCAATCCTATCCGAGTTGGGGTCGATCAAACACCTATGTGGGAACTATGGATATGGCCCAAGCCCAACGGAAACTATGAGATAAAGTTTGTCTATCAGATCAAGGCCACCAAACCTACAGCCGATACAGATTACTTTCTTGGCGGCCCGGAGGGCAATGAGGTGCTGTTACAAATGGCCCTTGCGGTAGCTGAACAGCAGGAGGATGCGATGGCTACATCCCATCATACCCAGTTAGCCAGAGAGATGCTACAGGGTATGATTGTTGGAGATACCGTCGGTGTTCCTGACACTCTGGGTCGGACGCTAAGTGGGCCCAAGTTCAACAGGGTACGTGGATTTACATCCATTCAGGAAGGACGTATTTATGCGGACGACGCATAACACTTAGTATGTGATTTTTCAATTAACACTACTTTGACAAGGATAAATAAAATGAGCAATCCTACTAATTTCCAATTTACTCATAACCGCAGTAGGGCTTCTCAGGAGAAGCTAATCACCGCTTCCGCTACTATTCGTACCGGAAGAGTAACTGACAGCTTTGCTTTTGACAATCCCGTGGTTGTTACTGACCCTGAGGACGACGTAACGATTACCGTCCCGGACGGCCAGGAGATCGGCCAGCGGTTGAATATTCTGTTTACCTCAGACGACAATTCCAAGACTGTCACAGTTACGACTACTACGGGCGACGACGGCAGTTTGACAGCGGCCGGAGACTTTGTAGCACTGGAATGGTTTGGGGCTACTTCTGGCTGGCAGAAGCTCTCGCACAGCACCGAAACCTAAAATTGAGATAGAGGGGAACTAATGGCTAAAACAAAATTTGCCAACACAAGGCTGGATGTCGTTCCTTCTGAGGGTGGTGCTGTTAGGGTGACTATCGCTTCTAATGTAGGCCAGGGCAATGACGGCACTTCACTGCCCTGCAAGAAGGCGTGGCTGATATCTAATGGCACCGACGTAAGAGTCAATATAGGATCAGCAGCAAGTGCTACAGTAGGTATTCCCGTAGCCTGGGCATTGCATGATACTACAACGGATGAAACGTTCTCTAACTATTCGGTCCTGGAACTGGACATTGATGATGTCTCCAAACTATACTTCTATGGAGGCACCAACGGTAAGGTGATTGATATTCTTTATCGATTGTAAGGAGTTTATTATGCCTAAAGGTATAGTTTCTAAGAAAAAACAAAAGAAACGTCAAATGTATCAGGATTATCTTACACTGATGAAACGAGGTGGAAAGTCAGTCCATAAGCGGGCCAAGACGTTGTATGAATGGGAGAAAATGTCTCCCAGAACCAGATCAATTCACATGAAAACCGCTGCAAGCAACTAATCTGGAAGTAACCTATGAACAAGCTACCCCTTCCAATACGAGGGATCAATAAGGGTCTGACAGTTGCTGTGACTACCTCTGAGTATACCACCAACATGAATAATGTCCGCCCCCGGTCGGTACAAGAGAATCGTATCAGATTAGGACAAAGACCGGGGTTGGAGAAGTGGGGAGTGGGCGAGCAGATCGGCGGGATAGAACAGCCCGTTGTGTATATAACTTCTGTGAGTAGTATTATATAGTATGGCTACAGTGACGTTCTATCCTAATGGTTTCACTTCCGGGCCACCACCAACTCCGGTCGCCCCTGTAGCTGTAGTTCAAGGCGAAAGTGCCTATTTCTTTCTACAGTTTCGGGAACAACCAGCACCAACCAAGACCCATTTTTGTTATTTGTATGTTGATGGTGATTTTTGGCAGTCAGGTTATTTTGGTGTCCAATACTTAGGATATGACGGCACTTACTATAGTATATATAAGGCAATTTCTGATGTCCAGACGGCGGCTTGGTCGACAGGGCTTCATACATGGTCAATATCGGTTGTTGATAGCGACAATCACTTAAATTCTAGTGACTCTTTCACATTTGAAGTCCTTGGGGGCTCTTCTGCTCCATCTAAAGCCTCTAACCCTTCCCCAGCGGATACAGCAACAGAAGTAGATTTTAGCACCCCGACCCTTAGTTGGGATGGTGATGGAGACACCTATGATGTATGGGGAGGTGCGGCAGGAAACTGGGTCAAACTGGCTGAGGGCATTTCTAACACGTACTATACTCTATCGGAGTCAGAGAAGACCTTATTTAAGAACGGGGTGGTGACTTGGCGTGTTGACTCTACGAATGAGTATGGAACTACAACTGGTGATGATTGGACCTTTGATCCGAGACCTGGGAAGCCTACTAATCCAACTCCCTCAGATACAGACGTGGACATCTCCCTAAGTCAGGTGTTCTCGTGGGATGTGGCCACTAATGCCGATACCTACAATGTCATCATTGCCGGCTCAACAGTATCTACAGGACAAGCTGATCCAAGCTACACAATGGATACTGATCTTCTGAGCTACGATGAAGAATACACATGGCGGGTCGATGCTGTTAATTTCTATGGCACAACGACTGGCACATCATGGACATTTCAGGCCATGAACATTGATCCTATTATTTCAACATGGGAGTCAATAGATGGAGGGCCGGGTCCCCTTGACGGGGGAGAAGCAGGAGTAGACTTTAGATGGACCGGGCTCAATAACATTATTACCGTCAAAAGAGTAGTGGCGGCAGCCAAAGATTCCTTTTATTTTGAGACATCTTAATGGAGTATAACCATGAGTCTGAGTGACTACGTTGGACTAGAACTACTAGACCACCTACTGGGAGTTGGTGCCTATCCTATGCCTACGGTTTATCTGGCACTGTGTACTGCCAATCCAACGGATGCCGGTACCGGAGCGTCCATGAATGAACATCCAGACAGCGACGGCTATGCCAGGGTGGCCCTAGCGGCTGCCTTTGGCACTCCCGCCGCATCTGGGGCCATCTCCAATGATGATACTATTTCATTTCCTGAGGCAACAGGTACTTGGACTACCGTAACCCACTTTGCCATACTGGACTCTGGAACGCACGGGGAAGGCAACATGCTCTTCTATGGCGAATTGACAGTCAGTAAGACCTTCGAGAGCGGCCAGATTCCCACCTTCTCAGTCGGTCAACTTGAACTCAGGGCATCCTAGAAAAACCTTAATGTCGATTGAAGATTTTACAACTTGGACTGAAACTGACACCAATAACCGGTTGGTTGTTGATGCCACATCTGTCACAATAGATGACTTAAATAGAAGTGAGAATTCTGGCTGGGTATCTAAGGACTATGGTTCTGGTTATTGGTCCGAGGATTATACTTACAAATTTGAGTGGACAACCCCAGCATCGGGTGATAGTACGACAGGAGTGTGGATTTATCCCCTGGCCTTAACTAATTCTCTTCAAACCCAGAACGCCATTGAAACACTCTCTGAGGACTCGCAGGGTATTCTATTTATAAATTCTAGTGGGAACCCCCAGTTTGGTTTATTTGTCGTAGAAGGTGGAAATAGGACATCAGCGTCAAGAGCTAATTTAAACTGGTCTACAAAGTATTATTTTACCTTTGCTAGAGATGATGACGGCGGTGCCAATAATACCGGGCAATTAACACTTGACATCTCCACGGGAGACTACGTAGGCGGCGGTAGTTGGATTGCTACTGTCGATTCCCAGTCTTTAGATTGTGCGGTTGGGGAACAAAATGACTTTCAATATATCATGTGTTGTTCTCCGCGTGGCTCAGGCGATGCGGCCACAGATGGGCTCTTAGAAAACTTTGATTCGGGAATTTCGTCAGACAACCTTGCCGGTACTGCTACCATGTCTTTTACGGCAACTGGGACTCTTCAAGACACAGTTAACATTGCAGGCACCGCCTCTATGACCTTCTCGGGCTCGGCCTTTTTGACTACTGGAATGCTATCGGCAGCCAGGGCGGAACTATCTATCAGAAGGGTAGTGGCAATCGGTAACGATCAATTTTGGTATGAGGACATATAATGGCAGCCGGAACTATGGTAGTCTTAGCTGACTCAGTTGGTGACTTGGATACGTCAGACAATGTGATGATCTTTGAGGGATTCCAAAAAGCCTTTGTGGTTAACGGAGCCAACCTCAAAGTCGCTGACTTCAAGAATACCAAACTTACTCACTCGGCCTTAGCGACGCCACACGCCTTTGGCGATACCTTGACGCAGGCTACCTCTAATGCGGTAATGGTGGTAGACTATACGAATGCCGATAAGACAGCAACCTATGGCTATGTTACGTCCGAAACCTTTGACACTACCAATGAAGTAACAGGTTCCGGCAGCGGCTCGGCTTTTACTCCTAGTGCGGTTTCTGACAACCCCCACTGGTATGACTGGACTCCCTATCAGAATGACACGGCTACATATGGAGAAATGCCAGAGAAGGCGTATTTGGGATGTCTCTACCGTGGCCGCTGTGTTCTATCGGGTAATCCGAATTATCCTTACCAGTGGTACATGAGCAGAGTGGCAAACCCTTGGGATTGGGCATACGCAGCTAATGATGCGTTGTCTCCTATTGCTGGCGGCAATGCCAGAGTTGGTAAATTAGGCGATGTAATCAGAGCACTTATTCCCTATCAGGACGAGTATCTCCTATTTGGCTGTGCTACCAGCATCTGGGCCTTGAGGGGCGATGCAGCCGATGGTGGGTCCCTTACGCCGCTGAATGACACTATAGGGATGTTTGGTGCCTCCTCGTGGACGTTTGATGCTGGAATGAATCTGTACTTTTGTTCCAAGAGCGGAATACATAAGATACCCTATGGCTTTGGCCCAGTACAGAATATATCTCAGTTTGTATTGCCTGACCTGATTACTGATTCTCAGCTTGATCCCGGTGTTCATAGGGTAACGATGGGATATGACCGGGAACGGGAAGGTATCCTTATTGCGATTACTACTATCGCCACAGGCGATAATATAGCATACTGGTATGACCTGAGAACAGAAGGCTTTTATCCAGAATCATACAATTCTACTTGTGGTATCTACGCGATGCATTTTAATTCATCCAACGATGATTCCACTCGTAAATTATTGTTGGGTTCAACTGATGGATATATCAGGAACTTCTCTGATACTGCTAAGGATGATGTTACTACTAACTCTACCTCCACCATTAACTCTTATCTGACACTTCCAATTCAAGTGGTGGAAGATGACCGCCAGGAGTTAAAGCTAACTGATATGTCAGTTACCGTAGCGGGTGGTTCAAGCGGCGGATCGGCAGAAGATTCTGATAGTGTAAATGTAGAAGTCTATACCGGGACCGATGCTGAGAGCGTTATGGAAGCTATTGAAGATGGCGATACTCCGCTTCACGACATAACTATTTCTGGCCCCGGAAAAGGAAACCGATTACGAAATAGAGCGAGGGGGTCAGCTATTGCTATTCGCCTCGCAAATGATACAGCAGGTGAATCATGGGCCGTGGAAAGAGTATCGGCCACATTTAGGGGAGTCGGCAACTAGATTACTATTGCCTTGGGTTACAAGGAGATTGAATTATGGCTAATCGTTATGGAACGGTCTCTGCTACTGAACAAGCAAGACAGGCGAATTTAAAACGCGAACAAGAGATACGTGGGCTTTTGGATAAAGTGATAGATGTCTATTCACCTGGAGGTGAATTTGGCAAAGCCACAGAAGCTATGCTTGCCAGACAAAAGCAGCAGTACCTTGGACGGGCGACTCAGGGGCTCATCAGTTCCGGCTTGTATGGCTCAACGTTGACTGCCGGGATGCCTAAAAGGTTTGAGGAAGAAATTGGAATGCCAACGAGAGCCAAGCTGGAAGATATCCGACTGGGGCAATATACATCTGCCCTGGGCCAGAAAGCTGGCTTTGTGGAGCGTATCGAAGATGTTGGTCCTGATTTGGGATTGTTGGCACAACTTCAAGCTCAGGCATCGGCAAAGCCGGAACCTTCTTTGGGAGAATGGTTGTCAAGTAATTTTGGCTCGGTCCCTTCTGCTGCAACTCCCAAAGCTGATTTGTACGCTTCACAACAGAGAACAGCAGCGGCAGCCGATGCCCAACGCAGAGCACAAGCTCTAGCTGATCTTCGGAAACAGTATTCCACCGCGACAGCACGCACCACCCCTCCGGGGAGCACCACCTCAGCGGCCAAGAAACAGGCTGAAAAGGTCAAAAAGAGTATGACACAATCTATGTATACCTCCTTTGTTCCCCAACTCAGCGACTTTGGTGTTTAATTATGGCTTTAGATTCGCTAATACCAACGATCCCTACGGTAGTTCCTAACGACTGGAATTCCCTAATGAGATTCTCTAGGGACGTGCAGAAGGCACTTGGCTCTCTTGGCACTCAAATGGGCTCTGGTGGTTCCGTTACGCTATATGATCTGACTATAAATAGCCTTACAGGTTCCAGGCTAGTTGCTACGGATGCCAGTAAGACGCTCATTAGTTCTGACCTGACAAACTGGGTTGCTGGAACATCAAATGAAATATCTGTATCCGATGATGGAAATGGCGGGATCACTATTGGTATTGTTGATCCATTGATTGTAGCTAAAGGGGGTACCGGTGTTGCCTCCCTAACCGAGGGTGGTATTGTACTTGGTTCCGGCACCAATCCGGTAACGGTGCTAGATCAGGCCACCAATGGGCAATTACCGATAGGAAGTACCGGCAATGATCCTTCCTTAGCCACTATTACTGGCACTGCAAATGAAATTATCGTCACTAATGGGCCTGGGAGCATTACGCTTTCTGTGGGTGACGGTCTATCGGATATAGGGGGGCTCACACCCAGTGATAGCAACTTCATAGTTGGTGATGGTGCTTCATGGATAACTGAAAGTGGAAATACTGCCCGGACTTCTCTTGGCCTAGGGACTGGGGATAGTCCAACTTTTGCCGGAACGGTCCTCAGTAACTTAACAGCAAATCGGCTGGTTGCCAGTGACGGCAGCAAAGCGTTGGTTTCCTCTAATCTTTCTTCCTGGGTAGATGGCACGACGAATCAGATTACAGTCACAGATGATGGGGACGGCAGCGTTACCATTGGGATGCCAGACGATGTGGCCATTTCTACATCATTGACGGTTCCTTCTGTGTTTGGTAGTTCGGCGTCTGCCGGGGGTTTGATACTAGAAAGCACAAGCCACGCTACCAATGGTCGCATATTCGTTCAACCAAACGGAGGAACAGTGGTTGTTGGCTCCAATAACGGCTCATTGCGGGGCAGCCACACCATAGGTCTCGTTGGCCCCGATAGCGATGTGGATAATTATCCTGGTATGAATTTGTATACTGACACGGATAATTATCCGTTGTTTGGATTTTTACCCTTTTCCCACGGCAATGTGCAACTACGGTTTAATTGTTATTATGATGGTTCTCTTCTCAAGGAAATAGCATGTGCCGACGGCCCATCGTATAGGGTTTTAAGTTTTGACAACGGTGCCGATGACAAATACTTCTCCATCGAAGGATACGCTACTACGACACAAGGCGAGCAGTTTGAGTTTGATAGCAATCGTTATGGCATATTAAGGCTGGATATGGGCCTTTCTCCTACTGTGAACATAAATTACTATGGAGTAGACCTCGATTTTCAAGTTTTCGGTCTTAATGACGATGATCTAATTCATACCGATGCTGCCAATGATAGAGTAGGTTTTGGTGTAGCCTCCCCTGCCGAAAAAGTAGATATTGGGGGCAATTTGAAATTGTCTGGCAATCTTACTGATGGTGCAGCCAGTCTCACCGTGGCCAATGCAAAAGCCGCGTATGACCACATATCCTCTAACGGGTCCGACCATACTTTCATTGACCAGGATGTAAGGACTTCAGCAGGGCCGTCATTTTCCGGTTTGACAGTATCAAAGACAGCATCGGCCGCGAACTCAAAAGCTATCCAGTCCGAATTGATTTTTGATACTTCGGGCGGCAATGTATCGTATGCATTTGGACTACGATCTACCATCTCTGTTAGCGGGCCAAATGATGTAACTAATAACGTAAGTGGGTTGGCCGCAGTAAGTAGGCACGAAGGAACTGGTAATATTAACCAAGCACGTGGGGCGTATTCTCAAATACAGGTATTGGCTTCTGGTACTATAACTACCGGTCGAACGTATCATGTATCATCTCCCTATATACCCGATGGGACGATTTCTACGTTATACGGTCTTTATCTTGAAACACAGAAAATTACTGGCGTTACGGATGCTTATGGTCTCTACCAGACAGGGACAAATGATAAAAATTATTTTGCTGGAAATGTAGGTCTAGGTATCACTTCTCCAAGTTCTAGCTTGGCAGTGAATGGGGCGTCTGCTTTTGGCGATGGCGGTACTACTGACTATATGGAAATCAAAGATACAGGAGAAATCAATCTTCACGGTGATGCAAGAATAACCAAAGCTATATGGATTGACGCTGCTGGGATGAAAGCCCCAGGGGCAAACCCAGCTACTCTAATTGCCCACGGCCCCTTGGAGATCGCTACCTGGGAATTTAGTGATACCGCCCTGGAAGCTAATCAGGAATCGGTAAGTTGGTCAAGCCGTATCCCAACAAATATGGACCGTACTGTAGAGCCAACCTTGGCATTAGCTTGGTCAGCTAATGGAGTCAGTCCCGGTAACTGCGAGTGGCAGCTTGAATACTTCTGGTCTGGCCCTGATGACTCTACTACCCAGAGTGCAGAAGAAACATTGACTCAAACAGACGCAGCTTCATCAACATCGGATGGCATGGTAATTACTATAGTCACTGGGGTAAATGTTCCCGATAGTGCGGATGTTCGTCTCCATTGCCGAGTAACTCGACTATCGGCCGGAGCCAATGATACAATTTCCGATACAGTAGAACTGCACGGAGTGTATTTACAATTTACCAGTGATAGACTGGGCGAAATGCTATAACTTGTGATTACTTAGGAGACTAAAATGCCAGATGTAACTTTAACAGTAACGGTTCCCGAGTCTCAGGCAACTAGGGTAGTAGATTCCTTCACTAAATTGGCTGGGGCCCGTTTGATGTTAGAGGTTGGTAAGATTCTTCCTCACGAGGAGTTTAGTGGTAATTGGAGTTTTAGAATAGCCCAACAAGTTGATGGAGAAACTACCAAGCAGTTTTGTGAGCGGTTCCTTCGAGAACTAGGCAAGGCCGTTATAAATTTGGTAGACTATGTAGAAGATGAGAACAGATATCGAGAAGCAATAAGGGCCGTTCCTGTCCCTAAATCTGGTGTAGATGATGATGTACTAATATAAGGGGGAAGGGTAGAATGTGGTTACCCGTTATCAATACGAGACACGCGAAGAAAGACACAAATAGTTACTAAGTAACAGGTTTCCAGGAGACCGGCTCATGCCAATTAAATACCAATATGGGGAAGGCGAAGTAAGGGCTTTGGCCACTGCTGCTGGGAAAGCTCAAGCAGCACAACAGGCCGTCCAGAATAGACTCCAAAAAGACATGGCTCTTATGGACTATCAGTTCAGGTTGGAGGCCGCAAAGCGGTCACGTCTCTGGGAGTTAGAGAAGATGGAGATCGCTTCCCGGATGGACTTCCAGAGATCAGAGCAAATGAGACAGTCTCAGCTTCAAGAGCGGGAGTTGCGATTGAAGAAGATCAATGAAGCTGTTGAGTCTGGAATCATTACCCCTGAAACTGGGGCCGAACTATCTTTGGCCGCCAATTTAGAAATAGCCGGGGCTGGAAGAACGGCTGCTACGGTAACCCAGGAAGATAGTAGTGGATTCGCACAATACCTCCAAGGTGTCGGACTAGGAGGCGAGACGGTAGAAGAGCAGGTGCCGGGCCAAAGGCCAGCAACAGAGGGGCTTGGCGTTGGCCCCCAGCCCACAACTACTGTTGGTAAGATTATTGGTAAGAGTTACGATCCCCAAACAGGCGGGACATATTATGTGGAAGATCAAGACGGCCGCATAGAAGATGTTGCACCCACCAGCCAAGTCAAAGCCATAAATAGTCGTGGTGAGTTAGTCATAGTCCCTATGTACGAGGCTGCTGGGAACCCCAAAGAATATACCATTGTCTCAGTTGATCCTTCTATAGTAGCTCAAGATTTGGCACAACTAGAGAAGCAAATGAAGCGTAAAGGTCCTCAAAAGACTACTGCACAGAGCCTCATTTTCAGAAGATACGGACATTAATTATTTGAGTGGAGGCCATTAATGGCTGCTATAGTAATCGGTAAAGCACCTATACCCCCGACAATTGAAATACAAAAACCTAGGTGGAGTCCAGAAGAAGAGGACGATGGTGTTATAGACCATTTTTATAAAGGACTTATGGGTGGTTTCCTTTCCCTTGCCAAAGGTGTTACCGGTACAGTAGAATCTGGCGTTGAACTTATAGCAGGTGAGAATGAATTTCTCTCTAAAGTCACTCAAAATATAAGGAACTCAAAACAGCAATATGATACTACCCCGGAAAATGCTATAGAGTTTGTCGCTAATGTTGTTGGCCAAGCATTGCCGTATATGGGCGCAGCTATGGCTGGTGGTGCTGGTGGTGGGGCGATAGCAGGCCGCTTGGGGCAATATATCGGGGGCGCAGCAATTGGCTTTTCCGTCGAGGGTCAGAACGCATACGACGCCGCCAAGGCACGTGGTGCTAGTGAAACTGTAGCAGAATCGGAGCGGCTATTGGTGGGCTCTATTAACGCCTTCATTGAGGCTTCACAAGTTACTAAGCTGCTGAAATTAAAGAATGTTGGCAAACAAAGTTTGAAGTCTTTTGTCAATAATGCCAAGAACAGAGCCTACCAAAAGATGGGAGGGGATATTGCACAATTCTCCGCTCAGGCTTTAAGAACTTCCGTCAATGAAGCGTTTGAAGAGTTCCTCCAAGAGGGCGTTTCGTTGGTGTCGCCAGCCCTGTTCGAGGGCAAGAAAGCATTGCCTTTGGACGCAGAAGGTAACTTGGACTGGTCTTCGATTGGAATACAACTAGGAACAGCAGCCCTGGCAGGTGGATTAGCGTCGCCGGTTCTTGGGGCAGCAGGAGTTGTCTTGCCCGGTAAAGGATATGACGGCTTGCAAACCCCGAAGGTTGGTCTTCCTTCTGTCCAAGAGCTTGATTTGGAAATCCAAAAAGTCACCAAAAGTAAACTGCCGTACGGCCAAAAAAAGAGTGAACTGGCTGAACTAAATGGGATCAGAGAACTCGTAACAGGCGAAGTCACTAAGATAAAAGGTGAGATTCCAAGAACTTCTTTGCATGACAGGCTGGCTGAAAAGACCAAAGAACTTGACGAGAATATCAGACCGGTACAGAAAAAAGAGATTGCAAAAGAGAGAGGTATACGGTCTGCTGCTTACATGGAACTTGTTAATGAATACAAAAAAGCAGGTTCTTCCGAAACGTTGGCTCATATCAGAGCTATGGGCGCGTTGAAAGGCGAATTGGTCAGTAGATTCCCATCCCTGCTACAAGAAGGATTCACAGAGCAGGATATGGATTTCCTCCGTGGGGAAGCAAGAATTTCAGGGCTCTACAAACCCTTTCAACTGGCTAGAGTCAATGAAGCTCTGTCCGATTTGTTCATCGGCGAAACCAATAAGAAATCCCCGGCCTTTGGCAAAGCGAAGCTACCCGGCGAGGCCGAACTTAAACTATTGGAGCCCCTACTTGGAACTAAAGCCACTAATTCCCTGAGAAATGCAAAGAAGAAATCTCAAAGTTTGGGACAAAAGATTGTTGCCGAAGCCATAGATGCAGCTAATCTGCCTAGAGCCCTGCTTGCATCCTGGGACTTCTCCGCCCCTGGGCGGCAGGGAATTCTCATACTCTTTACTGATCCAAAGGCTTTTGGAAAGGGAGTCTGGGCTGGGTATCGAGCCTTTGTCAATAAAGAATATGCCAACTTCAAAGAAATCCAGGTCAAAACTCATGATATGTACAACCTCGCAAAGAAGTCTGGCCTAGAGGAAACTGAAATAGGAGGTGGTATTAAAAGTGAAGAACCCTTTACTTCCACTTTAGCAGAAGAAGTGCCAATGGTTCTAAGGTCTGAAAGAGCTTATGTTGTTGCACTTAATACAATGAGATTTGAAGCCTTCTACAGCATAGCAGAGGATTGGGCTGGTACCAATAAGCGGACAAAAGACTATGAGCAACTGGCTCAGGTACTAAACCACCTTACCGGTCGCGGTGACTTGAAGGCATTAGAAAAACTGACCCCAATTTTGAACATGTTTTTCTTTTCTCCTAAACTTCAAATGGCCAGAATACAGACCTTTACCGATCTTACCAAAGTTGACTCACCTGCAAGAAAGGTACTGGCTGGAACCCTCCTTAGGGCTTTTAGTACCGGCAGCTTACTTTTGATGCTCATAAAACTGCTGTCAATGAGGAATAAGAAGGTATCGGTTGAACTCAATCCTCTTTCCTCCGACTTTGCGAAGATAAAGATCGGCAATACAAGAATAGATTACTGGGGCGGATACTCTCAGATAATGAGGGCTGTAGTACAAACTGCATCTGGCTATATAAAGTCTACACAAACAGGGGAATTCTTTTCAGACGAGCGACTTGACATATTTTCCAGGTTTCTGCAAACGAAACTATCCCCTGCCGCTGGTCTGGCTCTGGATGTATACCGGGGCGAAGATTTCAAAGGAGATATTGTTAGCCGAGAAAATATGGGAGAACAATTCTACTCAAGGTTCACTCCGCTGTTTATCCAGGACGTTATAGATGCAGCAAGATACCAAGGAATGGATGGATTGGTTTCGACTTCTTTGCTGGCATTGCACGGTGTAGGTGCCATGACGTACCCACAATCCGAGTCAGCCAAAGCAGTCAATATGAAAAATCACTACGCCTTGCAGTATGCTGGCGTCAAATGGAACGAACTGGGTCCTGACTTCCAGAACGCCATAAGAGAACAGGAACCTCTAATTGGATACCAGGAAAATAAGGCCAGGACTTCTAAACTGGGCAAAAGGGCGGATGCCAAATTTATCAATGAAGCAAGAAAATCCGAACGGACTTTGAGAAGGGGACTCGGTAAAGAAATAGTTAATCAACTGGATAGACTGTTCATAAATCTAGGTGGAATATCCAGAAAAATAGGAACAAATTGGTACCTGACTGACAAGAGATATTCCCAATACCGTCTTATGGTCTTACTAAATCTTAAGAAATTACTTCCAAGTATTCTCGATTCATCCGCCCCCAACCCAATTAAACGCCTTATGGCTGAGGACATAATAGACAAGATCAAGAAACAAACCCGTCTACAGTTAATGAGAGAGGCTACTATTGCTGACATCAAGCGGGCAAAAGGAATTCAATAATGGAACGCGAACAACGAGACGAACTTTTAATCAGACTTGACGAACGCACACACGCTATCCAACAATGGACTATACGCCACGAGGGAAAGCATCACGAGGAAAAGGCCGCTAAGCTCAGATGGAACCTAGCGACCTTATCCTTTATTGGTGGTATTCTGACTAAGATGATATTCTGGAAGTAAGAACCCGTTAAGCGGGAAATGACCGTTAAACCTTGGACCCGACCTTATGGTGCCTCGCTTGGAGATCGCCCGAGTTTGGGCTATTAACGCCCCAATTTTCCATACTTCATTAGCCACTTCGCCCACGCTTAAATAGTGGGCATCCAAAATTGGTACATTTGTTTACTTCCTCTTCAAGGTAGGCACAGCAGTCCAGGCAGAAGACACGGGCAGCGGCCTTACGGCTGGCATGTCTTTTGGTATATAAAGTTCTATACTTCTTTAGCACTTTGCTACTATCCATCATACCTGAGATTCCTTTTTCAGTTGGTTAAGGATTATATGCATCTCATCTATTTGTGTTTGTAATGAGATATCATGGTAGATAAAGATACTTGGAGACTCGCACAAAGGACATAATACTGTATCTTCACTACCATTAGTTTCCTCTATCAGAACAATAGGTTCCCAGAATACAGCCTTACAATCCTTACAAATCCATAGGTCATTCATAATATTACTCATACCACTGCCCTTTCATTTTATGACAGTCGCTCTTTTATTACATCTTCCAATCCACATTTGGAACAACGGAACGTTACGGACCTTGGATGGCCCGGCCGTATGCGGTCATTTATCTCAACCAACTTAAAATCATGCTTTTCGCACATCAATTTATTCTCAAGGTTTCCAACCTTTTGTTTTGTTAACGCCAATGAATCTCTCACTTTGTTTAAGATAATACGTAGCTCTTCCATTTTATCCTGTAATGAAGGATCGTGGTGGGTAAAGATATCTGTTGAAGTACACTTAGGGCATACCTCAGTTTTATCCATTGGGCTCAGAAAGGCCGGTTCGTAAAATACCGCTTGGCATTTGTTACAGATGTGTAGAGAATTCATACTTTTGCCCTTTCATTATTCCCAAATAAAACAAAGTTCCCAATTTATGAGTAATAGATGAATCGAACGGTGATAGGGGGATATCTCAACACCTAGTGATATGCACTGCCATCCAGAGCCGAATCGTTCAAAACTGATTTTCAAGCGTCCAATTCTCATACCTAACACCCCTAAGCAGCAAGCTGCTAATATTGGCACCTGGCGGTGCCTACGAATCAATTGTTTCCAGTCTTTCATTATTTACGGTACTGGAAATTCTGTAGTAACCTCCACATGATTGACAGTGCATCTTGTATTTAATAGTACCGCTGGCCAGGACGATGGGACCATTGCTGTGTATCGTTTCTGAGCCACAGCGAGGACACGTCCATCGTGGTTTGCCATTTGACACCCCAACGTGAGTCTTGTGCGGGACATATGATTCTATACTATTGTACACTTCCTCCAATCTAAGGACATCATCTCGACAGTAATTCTTCATTTTCTTCAGGGCGGTAACTTTGCCGTCCATAACAGCGTGCCACAACTGCAAGCCCCCTGTCTCAGTCTTGCCCTGGAATCCGAGTAGTTTGGAAGCATAATCCAGTCTATTGGAATTCAATTTGAGTTTGCTCCGCATCCCCTTTAGTGTATCTAAAGTATCCATAACGTGCGGGCAGGGGATTCGGTGAATCAAACATCTTCCTCTAATCCACGGTATATCAAATCTCTCGCCATTATGAGCTATGGTCTGATCTGCCTCCAACATAATTGGTATAAACTGTTTCAGCATGTACTTATCTGTTGGGAATTCTGCATCTTCTCCCTCCTTCCCCCGACCATAATACCAATCAATGCAGTGTACCTTTTTCTTATGCGACCACTTCCAGGCAATGCAGATAATCTGCCTTTCTTTGGTAATGTTTTCTGGGGTCAAAGTAATATTTCTACCTGTTCGCCAGAATCGTCCGTCGTTCATTGACGTTTCTATGTCTATGAAAAGTCTATTCACAATGTCACCTTTCAGACGCTCTACTTATCTTCCGGGGTATGCTTGGATTCGTCGTAGTGTCCTAGTAATTGAAAGAACTCGTTGGCATCATATACCCTGTCGTAGCCGTCATTGATCCAGTCCTCTGTTTCCTTGAAATACTTGTCTAGTTCCTCCTTATAAATCCTACAATCCATGGTGAATAATGTGTCCCCCGGATCAAAGCTATAGCCTAGAACTTTTACTTCTGGCTCAATCTTTCGCAGGTGGTTTTCAAATACTAAATATTCCTCGTAATGGTCCATATTTTCAGTGACATAGTCCAAAGCATCGTCATCAATATCGAGATTCAAGTCTTTGAGGTACATTTGTTTCTCCTAAATCTTTCGGTCGCGGCTTCTACTACAGACGAAAGGGACCTTCTTAAATATCCATAAGAAGCCTTTTCAATATCAAACTCAATCCAATCATCATAAGATTCAGAAGTGAATCCTAGTTTCTTTGCCTCCAGGAATTCTTCATCACAGCCGCTAGACGGTTCAAAATGATAGTAAATCCAGCCATGACAATTCTTTAGAACCTCAATATCGGCATACATAATCTGGTCAATATCGACCATCTTGGCAGCCCACAAAATCTGCAAGGCCAGATCATGCTCTGCTGGGATGTAAAAATCTACCTCCGGGAACACCCGGCGTAACTTCTTTGCAGCGTCAGACGCCTTC